ACAGGCAAAATCTTCAGTACAAGTATTACAGAAAGGACAAAAAGCATTACAAGAAATAAAAGCCATATCAGGTAAAGAAAACTCAGGCGGTATCGGGGCACTTGTGCAGGGTACAGCAACAACATTAGCAGATAAAGGAAATGTAGCAAAAAATGCACAAGATGTAGGGAGCATAATTACCAGTTATAGAAGTCAAGGAAGTGATCTAAGTGTTTCAGGAGCCAAAGCCGAAGTACTATCAAAAATGAAAAGTGGTTCATCAGCAATGATATCATCTGCTTTGTCAGGTGCCGGAGGTGGCATTGTATCAGCATTAGATACACTTAGTAACAGCGGTCTTGATTTACCAGGTGTCGGTGCCGATCTAAATATAGGAGCGGCGGCATCATCATTTAAATCTATCGTTAATTCATTCCCTGTTTTACCTGCTGACGTTCCTGTTGATTTAGTAGCAACTGCAGGCGCAGCCGCTGCCGGCGTCGCCGGAGCAAGTGCTGGTATGACGGGATTAGATTTAGCACTTGCAGACTCAATTGATTCAGACCTTGCAACTGCGTTGGGCGATGGAACGGCCCCATTCATTACACAAGGAGTTGTGCCTGATGCAGAATTAGGAACCAGACCTAGAGTAACTGACGGAATTACAGGCGTGTTAACGACTCAAGCAGGAGCCGTTGCCGCAATTGCCGCATCAGGTGACGATGCGGCTAAAGCCGCAATTAGCGAATCTATAAATGCCTTGAATGCTTCTGGAGTCAGTGCAGAAACTTTAGCAGTTCAAGGAACATTAGGAGCCGCGGCAAGGCAAGTACAACAAGGACAATCATCAAAAATTGCAGGAACTATCGCATCCGGTGTAAGTCAGTTACCCGGTGGACAAAAACTAGCAGGCGCAGTTGTAAACAATGCTGTCGGCGCAGTTAATCCAATTGCAGACGGCATAGAAAATGTTACTGAAGGTCTGAGGGGAGTAGGGGCCTTGGCATACTCCGGCAGTGATAGCGGCGCCGCTGTATGGGGTAACCAAGACTGGACAGGTTTAGGAAATGTCAAAGATACTTTTAGTTCTATGTCAAAACAATTGACAGGTGCTTTAGAAGGACCGCTTTCAAATGCGTTAAGTCCTGGAGCATCAGCCGCACTGCAATCTGCGTTGTCATCTTTGACTGCAGGTGGAGGGTCTACTATTAAACTACCTGTTGTCGCAGTCAATACATATGATCGATCTAAAATTACAAATTTAATAGACGGAGTGTTAGATCCAATTGTACCTAGACCTAACTTATTAGGAGAAATACCTCAAGGTACACTCACTGCGGCTAGCAGTCTACTAGCATTAAGAAAAGAACTGTCAAAAGATATACAAACATTAAGTGTTTTATCTAAAGGAATTGCTAAGAAACAAGCAAAACTATTTGAAGTACAAACAACGTTCCCTGCAGGGTCACCCGAAATTACAGCGGCTCAAGCGGCATACGAAGCGGCTGTAACATCACCTACATATACAACCTTGGTAACAAAAATCGAAGCCGCAGAAGCACTATTTGCTAATATTGATGTAGACAATTCTGTTGCCCCAGCAACAAATCCATTCAGTGCTATAGAAAATAGTCTTAAGAGTTGGGCTAATGCTCAACTTGGAAATGGGTATGCTAGTGATCAGGATGGTGACGGTGTATTAGGAACACCCGGCACCGAGCCGACCTTGGTCAACACAGATTATTTTAATTCCGCAATACTTGAAGGCATTCAGGGCTTGAACCCTAATGATTATGATGATACAACATACTCAAACATATTAGCAACTATTGCAAAAACATTTGTACCGAAGAAAAAGACACAATATCGAAAAGAACCCTACTCTACTGATTATACACCTGTTATAACAGGATATCCAGCTCCAGAAAACACAGTTGAAAGTGTTGAAGGCGAAGATATCGGAGATGGTCCACTAACATCAGATAACTCAGATGCTGATAATGTGGGTCCGGACACTACTAGTTCCCCCGGTAATGGCGGTGGCGGTGGCGGTGGCGTCATTACAATCAATGATAACTATGTTACAGGTATTATAGGAGGAAGCACTCGTAAGTGGGTATATGATGGCACTTCTTGGAAGTTAAAATAATAGGGTATAAATAGTATTATGGCAACTTACATAGGTTTTTCAACAATAAATGCAGACAAAGCACGAACAGTTAACCCTGTCCCGGCTATTGACGGGGAAGCCAACGGCATAACTAATCCTATAGTCTTTGGTAAAAAGTTCAGATTAACTGATGAACAACTTGTTATACAAGATTTAGTTAACGCACTTAATATTAGACGAGGAGAAAAAGTAGGTAAACCAAGTTATGGTACTACTTTATGGGATTTTGTTTTTGATCCTAACACAAGTGATGTTCAAACAGCAATACAAAATGAAGTTAGACGAGTTGCTGGATTAGATCCACGTCTTACTATCAATACAATACTAGCCTCTCCTAGAGATAATGGCATTTTAATAGAAGTACAACTCTCTATTTCTCCATATAATAATGCTGGAGACCTAGCATTATTCTTTGATTCTGAAACAAATACTGCCTCAGTAGTATAAAAAAAGTCGGTTTTTCCATAAAGATAAATACTTGAAACAGGGAAAAACTATGGCTACAAGTTCAAGGCAATCAGGACTCTTTGGAGTAAATGATTGGAAAGCAATCTACGAAACCTTTCGTGAGGCAGACTTTCGATCATACGATTATGAAACTCTAAGAAAAAGTTTTATCGACTATATTAGACTTTATTATCCTGAAACCTACAATGATTATATCGAAAGTTCGGAGTTCATTGCTCTACTTGATGTCATGGCTTTTATGGGTCAAGGTCTTGCCTTTAGAAACGATTTAAACACACGTGAAAATTTCATTGACACGGCCGAACGCAGAGACTCTGTAGTAAAATTAGCAGACTTAGTTGGATACACACCCAAAAGAAATTCATGTGCATCTGGTTATCTAAAAGTATCTTCTATCAGAACAACTGAAAATGTGAGAGATGCAAATGGTGTAAATTTAAGTAATACACCAATAAGTTGGAATGATCCTTCTAACACTAATTGGTTAGATCAAATGAACACGGTATTCAATGCGGCTATGGTAGATTCGCAAAGAATAGGACGTCCTGGCAACAGTGCTGATATCTTAGGTGTTAGAACAAGTGAATACGGAATAAGATTGCCAGAAGGAACAATGCCTATTGTACCTTTTACTTCACAAGTAGACGGTAAGGGTATGAATTTTGAATTAGTTAGTGCGACATCAATGGATGAAAATTATGTCTATGAACTTCCACCTAAACCTACTAATAAAATTAATATGTTATATAGAAATGACAGATTAGGTTTTGGTAGTCCTAATACAGGATTTATGTTTTTCTTTAAGCAAGGATCATTGACTCCTTTTAATTTTAATTTCCAACAACAGATTTCAAACCAAACAATTAATGTTGATGTCGCAGGTGTCAATGAAACTGACACTTGGTTATATCAATTAAATGCAGATAATACATTAGGTTTATGGACACAAGTAGAAAATGTTTATGCTGATGCGTACTTACAAACTGAGTCAAGTGACAAGAAAATATTTTCTGTAAATTCACGTGTAAACGATCAAGTCACATACGTATTTGGTGACGGCGTGTTCTCAGAAATGCCCGTAGGTAACTTTAGAGCATATGTAAGATCAAGTAATGCATTAACATATACTATTGATCCTTCTGAAATGAATGGTGTAAGTGTTTCTATTAACTATGTTGATCGAACAGGCAGTACTCAGACTTTATCTTTAAATTTTCAATTGCCTGTTGCAGTAACAAATGCACAAGCAAGAGAACCATTAGCACAAATTAAACAAAGAGCACCGACAAGATATTACACACAAAATCGAATGGTTAATGGTGAAGATTATACAAACTTCCCATACACTTTGTATAACTCTATTATTAAGTCAAAAGCAATTAATAGAAGTTCAGTTGGTGTATCTAAAAACTTAGACTTGCTTGATCCAACAGGAAAATATTCAAGCACAAATTCGTTTGGAGATGACGGAGCATTATACCAAGATGACGCAGATGGATTTTTAACGTTACAAGTAAACAATACATCAGACATTATTCAATTTTTTACAGACGATTTGGCATCTGTACTTGCACTAAATCGTGCTAATCAATATTACATTCAAAATTATACTCGTTATGCATATCCAGGTACAAGCGGGGGAGATACTTTATATTGGAAAACAAGTTCAGTTGATGCATCAAGTGAAACAGGATATTTTTACTCACTTGACGGAACAATAGAACGACCTCAACCTATAGGAACATTTACAACGACCAATGCAAAATATGCAACTAAAGGTGCGTTATTAAAATTTAATGCACCTACAGGGTATTATTTCGATGCAGACAATCGTTTAGTTGCAGGTGTACCTACAGGTGGAGAAAAGAATTATATATGGTCAACAGTATTAAATGTTGTAGGTGATGGTAATAATAACGGAGAAGGAACATTTGCAAACGGTCAAGGACCAGTAACAGTAAATGGTTATGTACCTGACGGCGTAATACTTACAGAACTTATTCCTGTGTTTGATAACTCTTTGTCTTCTGAGATTATACAAGAAGCAATTCTTAAAATTGAATTACAACAAGACTTTACTTTAATTTTTAATAATTCATTATTAGTTAACCAAGAACGTTGGTCAATTGGTTCTGCATCAAATGCAAATTATTTTGTTAAGTTTACAAGTTTAGGAAACAATCGTTATACAGTATCCTATCGATCACTCACATATTATTTTGGTAGTGTTGCAGATACAAGATTTACTTATAGCAAAGATGAATTAGTATATGATCCGTTTACAGGTAAAATTATACAAGACTTTATTAATGTATTAGGTATTAATACAGTGTTTAATACAGCAACCGCATTAGGCGCAGACACTAAAGTTAATATATTAGGACAAACTGTCGAAAGTGATGGATACGTCAATGACTTCCAAGTTGAAGTTGCCGCAACTGATGTCAACAATGGTCAATTAATATTAGACCCTGACTTTTTTAATGATATTACTGGTTATGTAAATAACGGAGCCAACACAGGCGTTTATGTTTTCTTTAGAACAATAACAGATCCAGTTAATTTAACCAGACAATTAATCGTACCAAGTACAGATGTTGTTTATACTTATGGAACTAAAAATCAAATTGAAATTGTCAAATACGAATTCCCTGTAGGACAATTATTTTATGCATTCAATGAAAACAAATTTTATAAGTCAGTACAAGATCCTACAATAACAACACCTAATTATATTATGACTGAACAATTAGATTATTCTATTAAATCAGGCAGACAAGGATTGGACTATCAATATAGACATAATGCTAATAACACTACACGTATTGATCCGGCGACAACAAATATTATTGATCTTTATGTAGTAACACAATCATACTATACTGCATACAGTAATTATATTAAAGACACAACGGACACAGTTAAAGAACCTGAACAACCAACATTAAACGAATTGAATACTGAATATCCTTTAGTACAAAATTATAAAATGCTATCAGATTCAGTTATATTAAATAGTGTAACGTTTAAGCCATTGTTTGGCCCTAAAGCAGATCAATCATTAAGAGCAACTATTAAAGTGGTGAAATCACAGTCAACAAATGCATCTAATAGTGAAATAAGAAGTTCTGTATTAGCAACAATGGACAACTATTTTGATATCAACAATTGGAACTTTGGCGATACTTTTTTCTTTTCAGAATTAAGTGCGTATCTACACGAACAAATAGGAGAATTAGTGAGTTCAGTTATACTTGTTTCAGATGATCCAGAAAAATTATTTGGTGATTTATATGAAATTAAATGTAGACCGTATGAAATATTTGTAAATGCGGCTACTACAGAAGATATAGTAATTGTTCCAGCATTAACTCCTGCGACAATGCAGTCTTAAGGTTGTAAATAAAATATGGCACATAAGATCAGGACATTAGAGTTTTTACCAGAGATATTTAAAACCTCTACCAATGCACAGTTTTTAGGTGCAACATTAGATCAATTAGTCAACGAACCCAAAACAGACACCTTGCAAGGTTATGTTGGTAGTAAGTTTGGCTATGGTGTTAATGCAAAAGATTATTATGTAACTGAACCTAATAAAACAAGAACAGATTATCAACTTGCACCCGGTACTGCATTCTTAAATGAAAATCAATCCACTGCTAAAGATTTTTTAACTTACCCAGAACTTATCGATGCATTACAACTTAAAGGTGGAGTAACATTAGATAATTCTCGTTTGTTTAATAGTCAATTTTATTCATGGGACTCTTTTACTGACTTAGATAAATTAATTAACTTTAATCAGTACTACTGGATACCAGACGGTCCCCCAGCAGTTACAGTTGCTAGTGCAACTGTGTTTGCAGAATCTGATTACATCGTAACAGACACAGCAAATGCATATAGTATCAGAGCATTAGGTACTGCATCAGGTTCTCTTAATCCTACTCTTACTTTATTACGTGGCGGCTCATATAGATTTGCGGTCAACCAAGAAACTCAATTTTGGATACAAGGTGTACCTGGTGTTACAGGCATGGACGGTGCACAAAACACAAGAGAAATTTTAGGTGTTAACAATAATGGTGCGACTTCAGGTTATGTAACATTTACTGTTCCTAGCAGGGAAGCACAAAACGACTTTTTATTCCCCGGAGAAAACACAGTAGGTGTTGTTAGCACAAAACTATTTTCAGAAGTTAACGGCTTAACGGTTAGTCAAGTAGGAAACATTGATGGTGTAACGTCATTAGAAGGTTTGACTGTCATGTTTTATCAAACAGGAGAACCAAACGAAGTAGGATTTGTTCAATCATTCTTTGATGAGAACGGGGCAAATTACGATGTCAATTTGACATCTCCTGAAATCGTTGCTCCTGTAACACTAGCAATTGATGAAACTACAACATCACAACTTAAATTATCATCTGGAACAACAGATGATTTAGTTGCTAATCAGACTGTTACATTTACAGCAGTACCTGAAAATGATCCGTTAATAGGTGGATTAGATGTCGATACGATTTATTATGTTAAAGATATTATTGATTCAACATCGTTTACTATTTCATTAACATTAAACGGTCCAACATTAACCTTAGTTGCTGAAACAGGTTCAATGGTAGCAAACATTAATGAAGGTTTGTGGGAAGAAGGCTTTTATACAAATGTTAATGAAAATTTTTATACAATCACATACGTAGGAGATTCATCAGATCCTACAATTCGTTTGATTCCGGCTGGAGTTATTCCAACTGAAGAAAAAATTACTGCTCAATTTGGTACAGAATTTATTGGCTTAGATTTTTATAGATCACTAAGTGGTGAAATTACAAAGATACCTTATCTTTCAGCATTGTTAGATACATTATATTACCAAGATGGCACTAACCCAAACAAAGTTGGTACAATTAAATTAATTGAAAGTAATTTAACAAACACATTAAATGTTGATGAAGATATTATAGGTCAAAAAACATTTACATCAACAAACGGAGTCGTGTTTACAAACGGATTAAAAGTACAATTTGATGGAGACGTTATACCATCAAAATATTTGACAGGTGAATATTATGTTCAAGGTGTTGGCGAATCTATTAATTTGATTCCTACAACAGACCTAACAGTACCTGAAGATTTTACAGGAACAAATTATATTCCTTATGACTCGTTGCCATATTCGATTGGTAACTTTGATACAGAATTGTTTATTCCTGTCGACCAAGATTATATTACAATTGGTAGAAACTCTATTAACAGAAATGCATGGTCACGTTCTAACAGATGGTTCCACATCGATGTTATTAATGCAACTGCTGAATACAACGATGACCCGTCTATTATTACAACTTATGCAACAGGAACAGCAAAGGCAAAACGTCCTATCATTGAGTTCTATCCAAACTTAAAACTGTTTGATGCAGGAACAATTGCAAAAGCACCCGTAGACTTTATTGATACAAGAACAACAAATGCATTCGATCAAGTTGCGAATAAACAACAGTATTATCCTGACATTGAAACATATACAAGTTACACTGCGACAATTGCAGGGGTTACAGGAACAAGCACAACGATTACTATTCCTACAGCAGATATCTTTACATCATTTGATGTTAATATGTATGTAACAGACTCTAACTTTGCATTACCAAACAACACACAAATTACCAATATTGAAGAAGTTGGTACTAATACTGTTTTAACAGTTAAGTTTGCTAACTCAACAGTAGTTGGTCAAACAAACGTATCAATTGTAGGTAGTGACACAACAGTAAACAATTATGAATTATTTTCTGGTGCAAGAGTTGTTTTTACAGCAGACACTAATTTAGAAGTTAGAAATAAAATTTATGTTGTTGGTTTCTCAACAATTACATTTGGATCTACACCAGTTATAACTTTGACTGAGGCAGAAGATTCTCTTTGTTTAGTTGACGATCAAACAGTAGCACTCAGAGGATATAATTATCAAGGTTCTACTTTTTGGTTTGATGGAACAGCATGGGAAGAAGCACAGCAAAAACTTACAGTCAACCAAGCACCGCAATTTGATATCTTTGATAAAGACGGAGTATCATTTGGAGATGCTTCAGTCTATCAAGGCACATCATTTTTAGGTAATAAACTATTTGCTTACGGCAGAGGTACAGGAGTCAACGATGCTATACTTGGCTTCCCATTACGTTACTCGGCAGTAGACAATGTGGGAGATATCAGTTTTGATTGCTCTCTTAATGTTGACTCTTTTTCATATGTTACTGGATCAACACCAGTAACTGAAAAAGTCAATACAGGTTACGTGTATAATTATACTACACGGACTGACAAAACACGTGAGTTGGGCTGGCAAACAGCACTTGCCCCCTCAGTTCAATATCAAATATTTGAATTAGAATATAGTAAAGGGTCCGAAGCCTCGTTCACGTGTGATGTTGCTGTAATTCCTGAGTCTGATGACTCATGGCCACGTATACAAGTGTATGTAAACAATGTGTATCAATTAGAGTCTACATATACAGTTACTGAAACAGATAAAACAACAAAAATTAAATTAAATACTGCACCAACAGTAGATACACCTGTACAAATTTTAGTACTCAGTAATCAAACATCTGATACTGCGTATTATAGTATACCTATTAATTTAAGTAACAACCCTTTTAATACAGATTTAGAAATTGCAGATATCGGTGACATTAGATCACAATACCAAGATATCTTTATTAATAATCCAAATTCAGAAGGTACAATTTTTGGATCAAACAACTTAAGAGATTTAGGTAACTTAGTACCATATGGTACAAAGATTATACAAAATTCTGCATCACTAGTTTTACCTAGTGTGTTCTTGCGTAAGTCTGAACATAATTTGTTTAATGCACTCCAATACAATTCTGATCAATATATTCAATACAAGCAACAACTTGTAAAAACTGTAAATGATATTGAATGGGAACGTAGATTTGAACCTAGTTATATTTTAGATACAGCATTAGAGCAAATGGTATCAGCAAAGTCTGAACAAGATTCTTTCTTTTGGTCAGACATGTTACCATCACAAGCACCCTACAAAACAAATACATATACGTTTGCAAACGCATTGCAAGAGTCTATTTACCCTCTAGCCCAAACGTATGACTTTACTAAAGCAAATTATAAAGGGGTCTTAGTTTATCTCACAAGAACAACTTCAGGCGCTACTACGACATCTCAGTTGATTAGAGATGTAGATTATGTTGTATCAACAACTGCGCCGTCCTTAACAGTAACAAAAAATTTACAAGCAGGTGATGTTGTTACTATTAAAGAATACAATCAAACATATGGTAATTTTGTGCCTAACACTCCTAGTAAATTGGGCATGTATCCTAAATGGAAACCTGAAGTAGTTTTAGATCCGAATTATCAAACACCAACATATATGTTGAGAGGACATGACGGGTCGTATACATCTTTATATACTATTGATTATACTCCAGAAACAGGTCTTACTGATTTTAGAGATCAAGCATTATTAGAATTTGAAACTAGAATTTATAATAATATTAAACTAAGCACACTTGTTCCTATTGAACGTTATGAAGTACTACCTGGATTTTTTAGAGAGTCAACATATTCGACTGAAGATTATTTAAAAATTTACAGTTCACAGTTTTTAAATTGGGCTGGGCAAAATCGAATTGATTATAAAACACAAACAGGATATACAAAAAGCAATCAGTTTAGTTGGAACTATTTTCAATCAGGAAATAAATTAACTAACACACCTATTGATCAAGGTTATTGGAGAGGTATTTATGAATATTTCTATGGCACATCTCAGCCAAACATAGCACCTTGGGAAATGTTAGGATTCACTGAAATGCCAAGTTGGTGGACTAGTCGTTATGGTCCTGCCCCATACACAAGTGAAAACGGTATTATGTGGGGAGATATCGAAGCAGGTATTATTTATAATACAGGCGGAACGACAAGTGTTACTGTTGACGAATTAAAACGACCTGGCTTAAGTAAAATTATTCCAGTAGACGAACACGGTGATTTGCTTTCTCCGTTTGATGCACTAGTTGGTGCATATGATTCTAATACATTACAACGTGATTGGAAAGTAGGAGATGATGCTCCTGCTGAATTCTCATACAGAAGAAGTTCATCATATCCATTTGACTTGATGCGAATATTTGCATTAACTAAGCCTTCGCAGTTCTTTAATTTAGGAGCAGACTTAGACAACTACAAGTTTAACACAGAATTTAATCAGTATCTAGTAAATGATAGAAGTCATTTAAACATTAGTGCAATTGATATTTATGGAAATGGCACAGCAAAAACAAGTTATATAAACTGGATTGTTGATTATGAAAAACAACAAGGTGTTGATGCAACTGTAGATATTACAAAAGTTTTAGATAATTTAGATGTTCGTTTAATTTATAGACTTGCTGGCTTCAGTGATAAAACATTATTAAAATTCTTTGTTGAAAAAGCAACACCCAACTCTGATAATTCATCATTGTTGATACCAGATGAAAGTTATGCTGTGTTGTTGCATGACAATCAACCCAATGATCAAATTAAATTTTCAAGTGTTCTAATTCAAATTGTACCGAACGGTTGGAAAGTGTTTGGTAATTCACAAGATCAAGCATACTTTACTACTGATACTCCTATTAGTAATGGAAACAAAAGTAAAATTGAAGTAGATGAATATGTAGTTGAAATTGCAAACGACTATACTCAGTCTAAAGCAGATGAAAAAATTGTTCCTTACGGTACACAGTTCTATACGTATCAAGCCCTTTCACAATTCTTAGCAAGTTACGGCGCTTGGTTACAACGTAAGGGTATGAAATTTGATCTTATTGAAAACGGCGCAGAAATAAATTGGAACACAATGATACGAGAGTATCTCTATTGGACACAATTTAATTGGGAAAACGGGTCAATTATAACAGTCAACCCTTCTGCACAGAATTTAAAAATTGAAAAAGACAGTCTTGTTGTTCAGCCGCTTACAGTTGAACAAGATAACTTTTTATTAAATCAAAACTTGTATCCTATTGCAACTAAAGATTTAGCAATAGAAAGATTAGATACCAAGTTCCAAGTTAAAACTTTGAACGTAGGCGATACTATGGGATATGGTCAATTTAATATGTCTAGTATCGAACATGGTATTGTATTCGATAACAATACAGTTTTTAATGATGTCATTTATAATTTGGTAACAGGATTAAGGCAGAATCGTATTTACTTACGAGGTACTAAAACTGCTGAATGGAATGGCACAGTTAGTGCATCTGGTTTTATTCTTAACCAAGATAACATTAAAGAATGGCAAGTTGCATTTAAATATGCAAAAGGTGAAATTGTTAGATATAAAAACAAATATTTTATTGCTAATAAAACAATTGAACCAAGTGCTACATTTGTAGAACTTGACTGGACAGAAACAGATTATAATGACATACAAAAAGGCTTGTTGCCTAACTCTGCAACACGTTCTTATGAAAGTACACTGTACTATAATAGTACAAAAGCAAACTTAGAAAAAGATGCCGATCAGTTGTCATTTTCATTAATTGGATTTAGACCTAGAGATTATTTGGCAAGTGTAAATTTATCAGATATTACTCAGGTAAATGTTTATAAAAATTTAATTGAAACTAAAGGTACAACAAACGCGGTATCAGCATTTAAAGGAACGCAACTACCTACTGGTGGAATCGATTATGATGTTTATGAAAACTGGGCTATTCTGTCTGGAGAGTTCGGCGGAACATTAAACAACAATTTTGTTGACTTTAAATTAGATCAAGCAAAATTAACAGGTAATCCGGGGATTGTATCTTTAACTGAAGGTATGCCAACAATTGGCTCTCAGCAAGAAGTATCAGTACACAATTTATTTAACTATGCAAGACCTATTGAAGGTCCTAATATTTTATCTACATTACAAAGTGAAGACCCACTAAGTCTTTATCCTACTGCAGGTTTTGTAAACTATAACGATGTCAAAATGGCCGCTTATGATTTTAGGTCTTTAAGTAATAGAGCAGTCAATGTCAACGGTAGACGTATTCCTCTTCAACAATTTTACGTAAGAGATTATATGTGGATTGCTAACTTTAAAGAACACTGGAGAGTCTATTCAATTAAGCCAATTGGACAAGTTTCACAAGTACAACCAAATAATGACAATACGACTACAATTACATTTAGACAAAGACATGGCTTGTCAGTATTAGATGCAGTAGCATTTATAGAAGTATCACCAAATGTTAATGGATATTATATTGTAACTAAAGTTCCTAATAATAATCAAATTATAATTAACTTAACATTAGATTTAGAAAATGCAACAACGTTTCCAATTAATACATCTGGTTTAGGATTGACATTTGTTGATCAACGTGTATCAAAGCCAGGAGAAATTGTAGATTTAGATTTACTTGAAGCAGAGTTTTCAAAAAATACTGTTTGGGTAGACGAAGCAAGTGATGGTGATTGGGGAGTATATCGTAAATCAATTAATTATAGTTTGACAAATAATTTAAATCGTACTGATGGACAAGAGTTCGGTAGTTCGGTAGCATACACTCCAAGAATGGGTTATTTAATAGGAGACTCAGCCGCAGGTAAAGTTTATCGTTATGGTTTGAATCCTCAAACAAATACATTTGATGAAGACACCGGAAGTCTTTTAACAGAGTCTGCATCATTCGGTACAGCAATTGCATACTCTGAGAATTTATTTGTTATTAGTGAACCCGAAACATCATTAACTACATCAACACTTAGAATTTATACTTTAAATAATTCTGTATTAACTGATGACATCTTAGAGTTGCAATCTTTTACATCAACATTTAGTTCAGGTACAAGTCTTGCAATCAGTAATGATCAAAACTTTATTTTTGCTGGTAACCCTAGTAATAATTCAGTACAAGTATATGGAAGACAACGCATACCTTTAACTGCAGGGTACTTTAATATAGGTGAAACATATGAAATTACTGCTGTAGGAACAACTGACTTTAAAGCAATAGGTGCTGTAGAAAACAAAGTAGGAATAATTTTTAATGCAACTGGCGTAGGAACAGGCACCGGTACAGCAAATCAAATTTCATATGAGGCGTTAAGTGATATCGATGGCACTCTCGCCCCAGTTAATGCAACTGCAGGAGATAACTTTGGTTTCTCTGTAAGTTGTGATAGCAATGGAGACACTATATCGATTGGCGCGCCTAATACCCCTTCCCCAACTTCAAAAGTTAATTGGGGTAAAAACTTTGTGTACTCACGTTTAGTACAAAACATAGAATCACAATACACTGCGATACCTAATCAACCACAACAGTATCCACTAGCATGGACTACATCGTTTACAAGTAGAAGTGCAAGTGCAGTATCATCAAGTGTTATTACTGCTAACGCAACAATGACAGGATTTAATAATAATGATCCTGTAGTATTCAATGAAGGTGGAGATTTTGGAGACACAGGAATTACGCCTAACCAAGTTTATTACTTGTCTGATATTTCTGGTAGCACATTTAAATTAAAAGAAAGCAGATCAAGTTCTTCTACTTTAACATTTACAAATGATACTGTTAACTTTGATATCTATGTACAAACAGAACCGTTACTAGTCTCAGTAAATGGCACAGTTGTTGATGACAACAATTATGCAGTTGGTGGAGGCACCTCTGACTTTAGATACTTTGGTGACATTAGAGCAGGAGACATTATTAATATTAGTACTCGCAATATTCAATGGGTACAGACAATGGTGTCATATGCTGACGAAAGAGTTGGTACATTTATGGGTTATGATTCTGACATGACTTCATATGGTAGTGAACTTTTAATAGGTGCACCTGGTGAAATAAGAATCAATGGCGAAAAACAAACAGACGGAACTGTTTATAGATATACTAATGGCGGAGGCAAATATGGCACTGTCATAGGTACTAGTGATTGCTTACTTACAGCCGATAGAAAACTACTAATTAATGGTTATCTTGTAGAGTTAACAAGTGGTAGCAATGCAACAACGGTTGCAAATCTTATTAATCAATATGGTATTACAAACATAACTGCAAGTGCATCAGATGGTAAACTTATTATTTCAATCATTGATGCAAGTTTAGCATTGGTAAATGAAAAATTATTATTACAAGCACCGGATACAGATACATTCAGTGAACTTGGATTAGAAATATATTCAGAAACACAAACAATCTTTGCACCTCATAATGTAAGCAGAACATTATTTGGTAACACAATTAAATTTGATGAAAGTGATTCAGTTGTAATTTCTGCTCCGGTATCAACAAGATTTTTAGCAACTACGTTTGACTTTATTGATGATGAGAATTTAGACAACGATACAATTTTTGATAATAATGCAACTCGTTGGGTAGATACATGGGATAATGCAGGTGCAGTTTATATGTATGATTATCTTGCAAACTACAACGGATCAATTGCTGATCCTGGCAAGTTTGTATATGCACAAAACTTAAATAGCCAAGAACAAAACTATGGCTTTGAACCTCAATACGGAACTGCATTAGACTTTACTAACAATCAAGTTATTATTGGTACACCTAACTTAAGTGTTGGTGACTTAGAAGGACAGGTGACACTATTTAAAAATTCAGGTACTGCTAAAGACTGGACGCTTTATAGACAGTCTTCTCCTATAGTAGACATCAGTAGAATACAAAATTCACAAGTTTATAGTGCAGAAACAAACGATACATTAATCAATTTAGATTATATGGATCCGATGCAAGAAAAACTATTAGGTGCAGTCAGAGAAAATATCGACTATGTTAATAGTGTCGATCCAGCAACATATAATAGTGCTGTAGGAGAACTAAACTCAGGATTAAGTTGGGGTGCAAATCAAAAGGGTCATATTTGGTTTGATACATCAAAAGTAAGATGGATGAACTATCATCAAAACGATGTCGCATACAATGCTAGATTCTGGGGTAGAGTATTCCCAGGTTCTCAGGTTGCATGTTATACTTGGGTAAAATCAACTAGACCGCCTGCACAATATCGTGGCCCTGGAGTACCGAAATCAAATACAAAGTATAGTGTTGAAACAGATATTAATGCAACCAACACTGTTCAACCTTGTTACTACTTTTGGGTACGTAATACAAATGTAGTAGAAACATCTATAGGTAAAACATTAAGTGATGCTACATTGCAAAACTACATTGCTGATCCTAGTAGATCCGGTATCGCATACTTTGCGCCTTTACTACAAAATACATTTGCTTTATATAATACACAACCTTATATAAACACAACTGATAGTGTATTCCATATAGGATATGCAGAAGGAAACAATGATGACCCTTCACACCAAGAATTTAATTTAATTAAAGCCGGCGAGCCAAATGATTTCTTGCCGGGTCTACCTAAGTTCGGACCACAAACTACAACTAACAGACCAGAAGGTCTTTATGATCGTCTACTAGATTCATTATCAGGTGTAGATGAAGTGGGTGAAGTTGTACCTAATCCATATCTACCAAAAGCAGTGCAGTCAGGAGTATTAGCAAGACCAAGACAAAGTTTCTTCTTTAGTAGATTTTTAGGGTTAAAAAATTATTTAGAATATGCAAACAAAGTTCTTGCTGAATATCCAATTTCAGAAACAAGACAAGATGCAACATACTTATTTGCTACTGGAGAATTTTACGACACAGCAGATTATTGGCAGTATGTTAATTGGTGGTTACCTACAACTAACCCTGCAGGACAATATAACAACAATACTAAATCAACGGTTAGTGTTGCAACCTATGCAGACCTTGCAAAACTAAATGTAGATATAAACACTATTGCTACAGTAGAAGCAAACGGCGACAGTAAATGGGAAATGTATCGTTACGATGGTAACAGTGTTTGGACTCGTATAGGTTTAGAAAACGGAACAATACAATTTAAAACATATCTTTGGGATTATGCCGCAGGCAAAACAGGTTTCGGAGATAATTTCTTTGACACAACAGATTTTGATGAATATCCAAGTGAAGAAACACGTTGGATTATTCGTGCATTAAACGAACAAATTTATATTGATGAATTAGTTGAATTTAGAAACAAGTCATTAATTATTTTGTTTGAGTATATTCAAAGTGAAACAGATGAATCACAAAACTATTTACCTTGGTTGAATAAAACATCATTGGTAGACGTATCTCATGTTATTAGAGAACTAAAACCTATTCAGAACTATCAACAGGATAACCAAGAGTTCTTGTCTGGATATATTAATGAAGCAAAACCTTATCATGTAGTTATTAAAGACTTCTTGTTTAAATATACAGGAATCGATACATATGGTGGTAACGTCACAGACTTTGATTTACCTGCTGAATGGAATGAGTCAACTCAATCTTATATTTCTCCTCAATTAGTATACGAAAACGTTGATGGAACAAATGAATTCTTACCAACTGACGCCATATGGCAAAAAGAACAATATCAAAATTGGTATAACAACTATGGATTATCTATAGTTGGACAAACAGATTACGAAATAACTGAATTAAATGAATATATGACAATTGGTTCAGTTTTAATAATGGTAGATAATGCTCAGGGTTTCCCAATTAACGGCACAATACAAATAGATGACGAAATTATAAGTTATTCTTTTGTTGATCGTGCTTTAAATACTCTTGGTGGATTACAAAGAGGCTTAAACGGAACTACTCCGACTACACATTTACCTGGCGCAAAAATTATTATTGATTTGCCTGCAGTGGTAATACTTGACGGTGGAAAAAATTATATAGAACCGCCCAAGATAACAGCATACATTGATTTAGAAAAATATCCAGCACCAAGAGTTGAAGCAGAACTTGAAGCAGTAATGAGTGTTGATAGTGTAATCAGTGTGAACGTAATAAATCCCGGAGAAGGGTATGCTGTATTACCAGAAATTAGAATCGCACCAGCAGAACAATACTTCTTTACTAATGATGATATCAACTCTACGTTGCATACGATTAAATTGTTTGCACCATCATTACAAACTGGTAATTTAATACAATACAAAGATGATAGTACTACTGGAGCCTCAGTAGATAGATTAGTCAACGGACAATGGTACTACATCAATGTATTAGAAACAACTCCAACAACTATCGTTGGTTTGTATACTAGTTATGATGATGCAGTTAATGAAACAAATAGAGTAAAACTTACTGCAGGAAATACAGACGGCGACTTTGCTCTTAATTTAGGTGCAAAAGCATCTGCAATTACAAGTTCAGTACCCACAAGAGAAAACAACCTTGCTGTTCGATTTGATAGAACTACTTACACAAGTCAAATCTTAGATTGGGAAGCAAATGCATTTTATGGTTCATTCTTTGCAGGGTCTTATTTCAACAGTGAAAATGTTTCAAGTTCATCTATCTCGTTACAAGCAACACAACCGCCGATAGCAGATATATCTGCATCAGCCCAAGGTGCAATTTTTGAAATAGTTAATGTTACTAATGATAATGACGTTTACTATACAGAATTTAAACGCACAGTAGAGTTAACAGAAGCAACAGGCAATCTTATTAGATTAGATCCTTACGATGAAAACAATGGTGAACTTAATGCATCAGGTTCAACTATAGGTTTTTATGTAGGTATGCCAATTAAATTTACTGGAGCCGTAATTGGTGGCATTGTTGATGAGCAAGTCTATTATGTAGAGTCTGTTGTCAATGTAACAGACTTTACAATCAGTGAAACACCCGGTGGAGCAGTTAAAACCCTACCAGATGCAACTGCATCAAGTGCAGGTATGTTTGCATATGCAGGTGAAGTCACGGATACAGCAGTAGTTACTCTTAATTACCCCGGCTTACTGACAGCAACAGCAACAGAAGCAGGTACTAACAAAGTTACTATTCCACAAAGTGTTATAGGTACGGGCGGCACTGATGGATTTTATCAAGGCATTTCATTATTCTTTACTGGTGACGTATTTGGCGGCATAGAAGAAAATGATGTATACTATGTAACAACAGTGGTAGACGAACAAACAGTCACGTTAGGTACTACAGAAACGGCTCTGACAACCACAGTGAGTGCTACAACTGCTACTACAGATGTTATTACTGTTGCTGACACTACAGGTTTCTCAGTAAATGATCCAGTTATATTTAATATGATGCTGGATGCAAGTGGTAATAAAATTACAGACTTTGGTGGAATTACATCAGGTACAGTATATTACGTAAACGAAATTGTGTCAACAACTGAATTAAAGATTGGAGTTAGTGTAAACGTATCGCCACTAACATTATCTACAGTAACAACAGGTTCAGCATTATTAACTAATCAGAAAGATACAGTAGACTTAAGTACAGCAACTGGTTCTATGTTAATGCACGTTTCACTTCCTGTATCACCGGGTCAGGTTGACGGCCAGAAGTTTACAATGTATAATACGTCTGCATACTATACAGATATCAATACAGGCGTTCTAACAAACACACTTGATAGAGCATGTTATGCTACTATCGCAGGTGACAACGCAGAAGGCACAGATAACAGAATTGCATTAAGTGACCAAGACAAAGGAACATTTAATTTTTATGCCGGCATGCCTATTGTCTTTAATTCTGTTCCAGGTGGATCAGGACTTTCTACTGGTGTAACATATTACTTGTTTGATTTTTCAACAGACGGAGATAAAAGCACATACATAAGTGTAGATTGTACATCTACTTCATCAAGCACAAACAGAATTACATGTGCAGATACTTCTTCATTATGGGTAAATATGCCGATCACATTTACAGGTGTTGGTTTAGGTAATATTATAGTTGGAGATGAATATTATGTCAAGTCAATTGATAGTGCAACTCAATTTACAATCTCAGAACTTGTAGGTGGAAGCACATTTGTATTACAAAATGATAATGGTCCAATGATTGGTACTGGTAATCCTTGGATTAGATTATCAACAACGTCAGGTGGAACACAAGATGTTACTGTATCAGATACGAATACTGCATTTAGTTTATCTCAAGCACCTACAACAGATGCAATCTTTGATATAGGATATAAATTAGGTGGTTATAGAGTAATTTTATCAAATGCAGGTGAAGGATATGCAATCGATAATATTATTACTATTGCAGGAACTGAATTAGGAGGTACGTCTCCTCTCAATGATGCTACCTTGCAAGTCAATGAAGTTGACGATGACGGCGCAATTACAAGTTTAATAGTATCAGGTGAACCTAATGATCTTACAACAGATTATTACTTAAAAGTTATAAATCAAAATCAGTTAGAAGTTTATTCAGATGCAAGAATGACTGTACCAGTCAGTGGTATTGGATTTGACTTTAATGGATTTACAACAACTGATGTAACTGGTTGCACGTCGGGTACAGATTCGATTACATTAACAGATGTAACTGGATTCTCATTAAATGATGAAGTAATATTTGCAGGAACAATACCGAGTAATTCAATCGATGCAGAAGTATCAACGTCTTACTACATTAAAACAATTGATACAAGCACAAATGAAATTACAATATCAACAAACCCAGGTGGTACTGCGGTAAACGTAATTACAACAGTATCTATTACGGGTCTTACTTTATCTAAACCAGGTAGTTATGCATTCTTACCAGAACCATTCTACTTTAATCAATCTATTATCAAATACTTAGATAGAGTTTATCGATGTGTTATTTCTAATAATGATCCAGAGTTTGTTATTGGTAAGTGGGAAGAATTAAGATCAGACAACAGAATTTTAAATGCACTTGACAGAGTAGAAGGATATTATCAACCTAATATCAATATGCCAGGTGTTGATTTAAATCAATTATTTGCAGGAACAACATATCCAAATGCAGTTTATTTAGGTAATGCATTTGCACCTGAAGATCAGTTTGCAATAGACACTGTATTAAAAGATGAACCGTTCTATCCAACAGGAGTTTCAATTACGGGTGTTTTATGGAACGGAATTAATTACATAGCATCTGCTAATTTTGACAAGTATTCAGGTGTTATTGCATCTATCAATGGACAAAGTTGGTCAACAAAACAAATTTCAAATATTGTTGTTGATGCAACCGATATAGTATATGGTGGCGGTTTATATGTAATGACAACTACAAATACTGCAACACCAGTTTACAGATCAAACGATGGTGTTACATGGACAACAAACGGTTGGTTTACACCGTATGGTGCGTTACCATATGATACAACACCATATTCATCAACATCATTATCTATTGCGGCGTTGTCATTACAGAGTACAGCATATAGAAATAATTATTATGTGAGTGTTGGAGATAGTATTGTAAACTCTCCTGATACTTATGTATGGACAGAAAGAAAAACATACGACTCACCATTAGCAGTAACTTTATATGGAGTCAATTCAATTGATACTACAGGCTTTGGTGGATTTATTGCAGTTGGTAAAGGTAAAAAATATGATTATTCAACTGGTATAACAGAATTAATTGATACTAATATTATTGCATACTCTTATGAACCAACTGGTGAGTATTGGCAAGACGGTCCACAACTTACTCCAAACGGATTATATGGAGTAACAAGTAATGGCACTATTGCAATTGCAGTTGGAGAAAATGATGTCAAGTATCAAACATCTAACGGCGGTGACTGGACAGGAATCAATGAAGTAGAAATTGTATCTGTAAACGAATCTTCTAATGAACTTAACGTTACTAATACAGATGGATTTGTAAATGCAGATCCTATTAGAGTTACTGATTCTTTCGGTGGATTACTTGTAGATACAACCTATTATATAAGCATTGTAAGTTCTACACAGGTAGAAGTATTTACTGATTCGGGATTAACATCACAAGTAACATTAGTAGATGATGTTATTCCATTACAAGCAAGAATGTATTTGTATGATGCAACGTCAGATAACTTGCGTGATGTAATTTATGCTGATAGTATTTGGATGACAGTTGGAGATAACGGCAGAATTCAAACATCAACAAACGGTTTACGTTGGACAACACAAACATCAGGTACAACACAAGACTTAAATGGAGTCACATATGCATCTGAAACTGACACATTTATAGTTGTTGGTGACAACAATACTATTTTACAATCTACAGACTCAGGTGTTACTTGGACATCAACAAGTGCATTTACAGTAGAGGCACCTGTTTATGATGTTAAGGGCGAAGACTTTACTTCTGGTTACGGTCCAGAAGAATTAGTGCCGGGTCTAATCAAAGACAATGTAAACTTAACTGTAGTTACTCGACCAGGTACAGTTTGGGACGTAACTGAATATTCTCATACAGGATTTAATGTTGTAAGTAGAGTTGTTGAACCTACAACTGAATTCCAAGTTGATTATAGTTTTGATCAGTTTGTTCAATATCCAATAGATATGTCAATACAAATTATTGATCCGGCGACTGGTTTAGGAACTGGATTAGCAACAAGTGAATACTCTATTAATTGGGTCACAAAAGTAATTACGTTAAACACTCCACTAGCATTTGCGCCAAAAGAATCGTTGCGTATAGATGTTTATGAAGTGGGTAACGGCAATCAAATCGTTAAAGGTAATACTGATACTGATCCTATTAGAGAAATTGCATCAACAGGCTTTAACGACATCTACTTAAACTGTAATTATAGTGCATCATTCTTCCAAGGCTCTGGAGCAATCAGACCTGGGTCAAATGCAATTGAAGTGGAAGCAATTGAAACTATTGCCGCAGGTGATACGATTGTCTGTGAAAGTGTAACTAAATTTACAGCAAACGAAGCAATATCATTCCAAGGAGTAGTATTCGGCGGAGTCGCAGAAGACACAACTTATTATGTTAAGTCTATTTCTACAGCAACAAATTCTATTACAATATCAGAAAGTTATGATTCAAGTACAGGATTAGCAGGTCCAATTAAATCCTTAACTGATGCAACTGGATCTATGCTTGTTAATGTTCAAACCGGAACAGGTACAGTATGGACTGATCCTCTCGTATATCACAATGGTAATAGATTAGTATTGGGTTTGACAAATACTGTAAGTAGAACTAAAGCATCTAATAATGCAATCACAACAGGCACAACACTAGGTTTATCTGTAGGTAACAGAATACAATTTGCGGCAGATATGTTTGGTTCAGATATTACACCAAACACTGTTTATTATATTGAATCGATTGTAGATAATAATGAATTTACGATTTCAGAAACTGACGGTGGTCCTGCTGTTACTTTGAGTGATTCAGCAGGAATCTCATCTTATGTAACTAACGATTATGCAATAGGCAGACAGCCAAATGGTATACAAGCAGAACTTGTACTAGCAAATCCAAGTGGCTATAACAATGCTGACGATTACATTGTTTACACAATATTTGGAGATTCAGGAGATCCATCACAGTACGGATACTCTCTACCAGAAATACAAGAATATGTTGGTAATGGATCACAAGCATCCTTCCCAATGAACAATTACAATGGAGGAGACAATCCACACAACGCAATTGTTGAAATCGATGGTCTGCGACAAACAAATACATCATACACCATTGATGATGCCACTAATTCTGTGTTGTTTAATGCACCTCCTGCAAACGGAGCAAAAGTTTCTGTCTTAACATATAACAATACTGAAAGACAATATCTAACAACGCAATATGGTATTTCAGGTACATCAGGCAGTTCATTTACAACTATTACAGTTACAGCAACTACTCATTTGGAAGGTACTTTTGATGAAGACACACCAAATGTAGAAACATATGACCAAGATACGCCTACAGTTGTCTTGTATGATGAATTACTAGATTACTTAACATGTGCTGATACATCAGTCTTAGCAGAAGACGAACCAATTGTATTCTCTAATCCAACTATAGGTGGCATTACAGCAGGTGTAACATACTACATCTTAGAAATTATTGATGCAACTACATTTACAATTTCACTACAAGTAGGTGGCACTCCAGTCACAGTTACAACTGATACAGGATCAATGGTTGGTAGTTCAAATGCTATCACCGTTGCAAATATTACAGATATCGAAACTGGACAAACTGATCCTCTTGCTGTTGTTCAAGCAACTGCAACAACTGCGACATCAAATGAAATTACATTTGATTCTACAACAGGTTTTGCTGTTGATCAACAAATTTACTTCCAAGGAACTGACTTTGGTGGATTAGAACAAGGACAAGTTTACTTTGTAGAAAGTATTGTAGATGCTACAACGGCAACTATTAAAGATCAAACAGGTGCACAAGTTGTATTGTCTACAGCAACAGGCTTAATGGTTACTACAGTAGGAGGCAATCCAACAACAAGAATTACAACAGGTATTCCTCACTCATTAGCAACCGATCAATTAGTAAAAATCGACGGAGTTTACGGTGCTGTTGAATTAAATGGTAATTCATATTATGTAAGAGTGTTTGATCAATATAGATTTGAAATTTATACACAAGTATATAATCCTGCATTAGATGCAGTCAATTATCCAGTTACTGGTGTATCAACATATACATCGGGTGGCTATGTTTGGAAACAAGGAACGTTCTTCTTAGTTACTACACAAGCAACAGCAACAGCAACTAATAATAGAATTACATGCCAAGATACAAGTCAACTTGTTGTTAACAATGAAGTTATCTTTACTCAACAAGGACAAGTAGCAGGTTCTTCAGTATTAGGTGGGTTGACACAAGGTACAACTTACTACATTAAACAAATATTAAGCAATACTGAATTTACTATCGGCTTAACTAGAAATGCAACTAGTGAAGTGCCCTTGACTAATGATACAGGTGTTATGAATGTAACACAATGGGAACAAACTAATATCGAAAGACTTTGGGTTACAGTTAATGGTTATCGTTTACCAACAAGCAAACTAAGATTAGATGAAGACAATGAAGTAAGTATTTTAACAGATATTGAACCGGGTGATGTTGTAATTATAACTAATATGATACCTCACTCAACACCTGATGAAGAAATCTATTTAAATGCAGTCAACTCTGAAGGTGAGCAATCAGTTTATAGAGCAAACACACAAAGCAGAACTTGGTTAGAACAACCTATATTCCCTCTGTCACAAGTAATTTATGTCGGTGATGTAACTAGAGTGACAGATAATTTAGTAGAAGAAAGAACTGCACCTACTCCGGTTGACAACATTTACTCAATTGGACTAAACTCAGATAAAAACATTTTAAGTGGTGTAACAGTTCTAAATAATACTACTGGAAACACATTAGATACTGATACATATGAAGTTGTTGTTGAAGAACTTGCACCGATCTTAAAAATTACAGATGGATCATACATTTCAGTAGGAGATTCACTAACAATTACATCACTAGAAGGTAATGTGTTGTATATTAATGGAGAGCAAATTAAATTTAGTAGTGTAGACTTTAGTAATAATTCAGTAACTGGATTACAACGTGGTGCAAACGGCACAGCCGTCCAAGAATACATTGCAAAATATACAGAAGTGTTTAGTTTATTAAGTAATAACCGCTTACCTGATGTGTATATTGATGAAAGTTGGAACTCTTATAACTTTAATACAGTAGAGGGAGATCCATTATCAATATCAGAAACTGCTCCTGCACAATTTCTACATACGGATATAACGTAAATGATAAATAAAGAGATGAACGATAATAAATCAGAGAACCAAGAGCCGAAAGAAGTAAAACCCAATGAAAACAGTGGAATTTACTTTTCTTCAAGCCTTAAAATCACTGATCCTAATACTGAAGAAGTATTAGTGCAAGTGCGAGGAGATAGTTAATGTCAGGCGATCAACAAATCTTAAAAATGGAAGGGTTCCTGACGATCAGAGACTATAACACCGGCGAAATCTTACAAGAAGCAAAGAACGCAATTAACTACGAAAACATGTCAGAAGCAATTGCTGATACATTGTCTAGTAGAGGTTATGGTGAAATATATCAAATGGCATTCGGTAATGGTGGCGCCTCTGTTGATGAAACAGGCGTGATTACATATCTACCACCTAATACTACGGGTCAAAATGCGGCATTATATAACCAAACATATGCAAAAATTGTAGATGATACAAGTGTTTTTAACTTAGACCCAACAAGGAATAAAATGACAGTGTTTCACACAACAGGTCGTGTGTACACAGATATCTTAGTACAATGTTTACTAGATTATGGAGAACCTGCAGGACAAGCCGCATTCGATAATAGTACGCAAACTGATTCTAACTTTATATTTGATGAGTTAGGTTTGTTAGCAAACTACGGAACTGATGCAAACGGGAATGTAATTACAAGACTTTTAACTCATGTAATCTTTCATCCTGTTCAAAAGTCCTTGAATAGGCAAATACAGATAGATTACACGGTTAGAATACAATCTCTAACTAATTTAGTTACCATTTAAGATAAATAATATTAACGGAGTGAATTAGAAAATGGCATATACAATTGTAAAAAGTGATGGGACAGTCTTAACGACCATCGCCGACGGTACTATTAATACAAGTAGTACCTCGTTAGGTCTTCCTGGTAGAAACTATGCAGGATACGGCCAATCATTAGATACCAACTTTGTCCATGTAACTGAGAATTTTGCAGACAGCACTCCACCTGCTAATCCTCTTAGAGGTCAAATTTGGTACGACACTTCTGACAGTACATTAAAAGTTTGTCCTACAGACGGCGAATCAAACAGTCTAGCATGGCTATCATTGACTTCAACAGCATCAGGTGGTAATACAACATTCGGCTCAGTCAACATTACAGGCAATGCAACAGCAAACAATTTTACAGCAACTAATGAAGTAACAGCAAACGCATTTACAGCAGGTTACTTAACTATATCAGCAAATGCAACTATTGCAGATGCTAATATTACAACAGCAAACATCGGCACACTTACAACAACAGCAATTACAACAGGTTCAGCAACTACACCAGGAACATTAACAGGTGTTTGGACTGTAACAGGTAATACTGGTGCAAATGCCTCTGCTATTTTATTAGACACAGGTGGTATATACATTAACAACTCTGGTAACTTATATGGTATCAGAACTGACAAATATATGTACGCAAACGGAGATCCGATCTCATTTGCAGGAACCTATAGCAATTCAAACGTAGCATCTTACTTACCAACATACAATGGTAATATCTTAACAGTTCAAACTCAAGCAACAACATTAACAACTGGTGCAAATACAACAGCAGGTACAATCACAGGTAATTGGACATTATCAACTGGTTCACGTTTAACAGCAACATATGCTGACTTGGCGGAACGATTTGAGTCTGATGTACCTTATGAGCCTGGTACAGTCGTAGAGTTAGGCGGAGATGCAGAAATCACTGCTGTTAAGTATGAATTGAGTGAAGATGTATTTGGCGTTATCTCAGATAATATGGCGTTCTTAATGAATAACGGCGCAGGTGATAATGAAACTCACCCTGCAGTTGCAATGACAGGACGTGTAAGAGTTAAAACATTAGGAACAGTGCGTAAGGGTCAAAGACTTGTAAGTGCTGGAGAAGGTTACGCAAGAGCCGCTGAAGACGGAGAAGCATCTGCATTCAACGTTATCGGTAGAGCATTAGAAGATAAAACAACAACAGACTTTGGCACAGTAGAAGCCATTGTTACTATTAAATAATTAGGGAATACTTAACATGAGTTACGCACAAAACGGTTTAATCGAAGCATCAGACTTTAATGGATTTGTCGGGGGTAACCCAGAAACAGGAGCAAACAAATTGAACACTGTTTGGGCAACTGGAGGCACAACTGCTGGATACGGACAAACTGCTGTATCACAAGTAAGCGGTGGAGATACTGTAGTCGCAACAGGACAATGGAATGCTCTTGTAACTAATACTGCATCGTCTGCATCTCATCAAGGATCATCGATCACTTCAGTTACTGCACCTACATCAGGCGGAACTATATCATATTTGTCTGCGATCCCTACAAACTTATCAACAATTTACACTAACAGAAGAAACGCCGCGTCACAAGGATCTACGATTGCTGACACAGCAACACGTGGCAGTTCATGGCAGAATGGTCTTACATTCACTCATACAGTTACATTCGCATCAGGAGATGCCGCTCGTTACTTCTTTAACGCAGGTGGTCAAATCAAAATGACCGCTTCACACCCAACTGGTTCAGGTATTAACTTGCTTTTCTCAGACTTAGCAAGTGACACAGGAACAGTTACTGTATCTGCCCCTAACTCAGGCACAATCAGTATCTCAGGTTCATCATATTCTGGTATCACTAAAGTCGGTGGTGGTGGTAATTCACCTACTATTGACTCAGACAAAGGATATTTTGGACTTACAACAGCAAACGCAACTGCATTTACACAGTTAGCAGACTCAGGTCCTTCAGGATACTTGTCATCATTCATTAGATATATTGTTAAGTCTAATGGTGCTCAAGGATCTAACGGTGACACTGGATCAGTTATCACAATCTACTCTGTTTGGGACGAGATTCCTAATGACTTAGTAGCAACTAGTGGTAGTGCTGTTACATGTACTGTTCAACTTCCTGAGACTACATACTTATCTGCATCGTGGGGAACACCTTCGATCTCAGGTTCAGTATCCGGCTCATAAGTTTTTTTCAGCCACTTTGAAATCCATCTAAATACTCATGGGAGTATTATTTACTATGGATACAACAAAATTAATCAAAGATGCAAAGGCTAGATTCAGTCATAATTCAGCCAAAGCATACCTACAAGAAAAATATAAGAGCAAACTTGTCATTGCAGAACAAGGCGGTTTGTGGAATGCCGATGCTCAAACTATAGGCTTTCTTAATTCATTTTCTGATGAAACTCTTGTCGTTATAGACACGTTTGATAATCCAGTAAAAGTAGATAGACTGAAATTATTAGAATCTCTTACTACAACATATACTAACGTAATGACTGAGTGGAACAGTGAATGGAAAGAACTAGAACGAAAGAGGTAAAAACTAGAGGCGTAGTTTTATTTGCATTTAATTCTAGCAAATATAATTATGCCGATATGGCCGTATATACTGCAAAAAGAGTTAAGGCATTCTTAAATTTACCTACAACTTTAATTACAGACGTAGACACTTATAAAACTATTTTAGACGATAGAAAAGTTTTTGATGGTGTCGTTGAAGTCGAGCCTGATTTAACTAATATTAAAGATCAAACATCTTGGATCAACAAAGGACGTTATCAAGCATACGAACTTAGTCCCTATGATGAAACTCTAGTAATAGATGTTGACTATCTTGTCAATTCTGATACACTACTAAAAACATTTGATTTATCTGACACGTTTTGTTGTCATAGCAATACGCATATGCTCATGCACCCAGAAGCGGCACAAGAAAAGATGGGTTATACATACGAAACATTATGGGCAACTGTAATTATGTTTAAAAAGTCTGAACGTGCAAAGCAAATTTTTGAAACACTAGAAATGGTTCAAAACAATTATGAACACTATGCAGGCATTCATAGTTTTATTGGCGGAGTATATCGTAATGACTATGGATTAACGATAGCACTTAAGATTGTCAATGGTCACACAGATGTACCAAGTGATTATATACCATGGAACTTAATTCATGTAGGTAAGAATACTTCTGTGTATCCAAATCAAGTAGATGTACAAGTTCCATGTGACGGTGATGTGTATGACTTTAACACAGAGTTTACAATCATGTTTGATCATTGGAAGAAAAGCAAAGTTAGAAAAGAATATATGCTAATCAAAGATATGGACTTTCATGTTATGAACAAAGATTTATTTGTGGGGATTATGAATGGATAAGGGTTTCGTTATATTAGCACAAAACACAGCCGATGTCAACTATGTCCAATGTGCCGAACAATTAGCAGAGTCTATTATGAGAGTCATGCCAGATGCAAAAGTATCTTTAATCTCTGATGACAAAACAAAGTGCAAAGCATTTCATAAAGTTATTCCATTACCCTATGGTGATTTAGAACCTGATAGTGATTGGAAACTTATTAACGATTGGCAAGTTTATGAAGCAAGTCCTTATAAACATACAATTAAACTAGAAGCAGATTTATATGTCCCAACATCAATAGACTATTGGTGGGATATATTGAAACAAAGAGACTTAGTTGTCTCTACACATATACGTGACTTTAAACAAAATATATCGCATGTACGCACCTATCGTAGGTTTATAGACGATAATGAACTACCAGATGTATACAATGCTATAACTTATTTTAAAAAGTCAGAAACAGCAAAAGAATTCTTTGACATTGTAAGACATGTCTTTGAAAACTGGAGTGAGTTTAGAGACACACTTCAATGTAATCCAGATGAGCCGGCAACGACTGATTGGGTTTATGCTTATGCGTGTCATGTTATAGGAGTTGAAAAGTCTACACTACCAACTTTTAAAGAATTTTCAATGATACACATGAAGCAATTTATTAATGGTACTGCATCAGAAAAATGGACTGATACCTTTGTATATGAGATTTACCCACATACATTGAGAGTGAATACAATCCCACAGACGTATCCTTTTCACTATCATATCAAATCATTTTCTGATAAAATAAAGGAGTCGATTCAATGAGTGATGAAAAACACAGTCCGACTGATAACGAAGAATACATCACAGTTTGGGAAGCACCCAAGATTGAGGCTCCCGAGTTTAGATTGTACTATAAAGAAGACGGCACCGTTGACTTTTATACATGTGAAAAGCCTGAGGGTAATTACATAGTCATCGATGCTGGAGTATTTGCAGAAGCCAGACCTGACATCAAAGTGATCGATGGTCGTATTACACGTAATAGACGTAAAGCGGGTGTACAAAAATATAAGCCTAGTACATCAGGTGTACTGGCTTCTGTAGATGACATAAGTATACTAGTAACAAATAAATCTAAAGGTAGATATTGGGAGTTGTTCAGTGAAGAAATCTAATAATGAAGAATACACAAGTATTAATGAAAATTGGAAAGATGTCAATTGGGACTTAATCCAACGTATGCGATTTATAAATGCTGATGCCGAAATAAATCCTGAAGATAGTTATTCCAGAGGTGAAAAGAAGTTTGATGAGTAATATTGTTGATATTGCAGACTTAGATGTAATTTATTTAAGTTACGATGAACCGCAAAAAGAAGAATTTTGGGTACAAGTTAAAAACATGGTTCCGTGGGCTCAAAGAGTAGACGGCGTATTAGGAAGTGATGCGGCTCACAAAGCCGCAGGTGAATTAAGTGAAACGGAAAGATTTATTCTTATCGACGGTGACACTTTGCCAGAAGAAGATTTCTTTAACATTCAACTAGACTTTACAGACAAAGACCCAAGATATCAACAAGCACAATTTAGATGGAAGTCAATCAACAATATTAATGGTTTGCGTTATGGCAACGGAGGCATGAGTTCATGGACTAAAACTTATGTAGAGAACATGACTACGCATGAACATACTGACGGTTCTGAAGCAACTCAAGTTGATTTTATGATGAACTCAGCAGACTCATTATATTGGGCAATGTATGATTGCTACTCGACCACTTATCCTAACAAATCAGCATTCCAGGCATGGCGTGCTGGTTTTAGAGAGGGTGTAAAGATGGTATTAGACCGCGGCGCACTAGTAACTGTAGACGAATTTAAAGGTAGAGTAGCAGATAAAAATTTAAACAATCTAACTATTTGGCAGAACGTAGGCTTAGACGCAGAGAACGGTGACTGGGCAATATACGGCGCAAGATTAGGAACATATATGACAATGTTAACAGACTTTGAACACACTGACATTCAATGGTTTGATAACTATCCGAATATGTGGGAACAGCATATGAACAATGATCCAATCGAAGCCGCAAAAGAAATTGGGGTAGAACTAAAAGCCAAGTTGGGCTTACCCATGAACATGCTTGATGCAGAACAATCAAAGTTTTTCAAAAGGCATTATAACGCAGATAAAAGAAACCTAGGTCCCCTAGTGACAGAGATGGAGATTATCAGAGAAATAGAGGGCTGGTAATGTCCAAAGAAACAGATAGAATAAAAACAATTCAGATAAGAGTTGAGAACGAAGCAACGCCTTCATTCTGTTTGGCTAAATGGCAACATGTTACTATGTACTTACAAACAGGTGAAACGCATAGTTGTTATCATCCTCGCCCACACAAAATTCCATTACATGAATTAAAAGAAAACCCAAGTGCATTACATAATACGTGGGAAAAGAAAATGGAACGCAAACAAATGTTAGCAGGTGAACGACCAGAAGGTTGTCAATACTGTTGGAATGTTGAAGATATGGGACCTGACTATATTTCAGATAGGCATATTCGCAACGGTTCTATTTTTACAGAAGAAAGATTTGATCAAGCACTTAATGGACCTTGGGACCAAAACATCAACCCAGAATATTTAGAAATTAACTTTGGTAATGAGTGCAACTTTAAATGCGGTTATTGTCATCCAAAATATTCATCAAGTTATCATAGTGAGATTAAACAGTTCGGTCCAGTTGAAACTGTAAAGAATCATAGAAACGATGTTGATTGGATGAAACTATTTGAACGTGAAGAAGAAAATCCATATGTTGATGCGTTTTGGGAATGGTGGCCTTCTATGCGTAAAGACTTAAACATCTTGCGTGTAACAGGTGGAGAACCAACTATGCATACATCGACATGGAGACTGCTAAAACAGATTGACGAAGATCCGATGCCTTGGTTAGAACTCAATGTAAACAGCAACTTAGGCACAAAGAATGCTTTAGTAAAAAGACTAAGTAGTTCAGTAAAGAAATTGTGTGACGAAGAAAAACTAGAAAGTTTTAAATTGTTTACTAGTTTAGATTGCTGGGGAGAACGAGCAGAATATATTAGAACTGGATTAGATTTAGAACTATTTCAACAAAACTTACACACGTATCTAACAGAAACAGATTCTCCTGTTACGTTTATGTGTACGTTTAATTTGTTAGCAGTAACAGACTTTAAAAGTTTATTAGAAAAGTTTTTAGAATGGCGTGCTATCTATGGATGGTACGATTGGAAGTCAGAAGATAAACACAGAGTTAGATTTGATACTCCATACTTAAAAGAACCTTTACAGTATGATATGAACATCTTGCCTAAAGAAGAATTCATGCCTTATATGTATGAGTCACTTAAGTTTATTGAAGACAATGTAGACAATGAACGTAGTGATAAGTTTACTACAATTGAATATGAAAAGTTTAAACGTGTTGTTGACTATATGGAAAACACACATTATGATGAAGATAAATTAATTGAAGGTAGAAGAGATTTCTACAACTTCTTTAACGAATTAGATGATCGTAGAGAAACAGATATATTAACAGTGTATCCAGAGTTTATGGATTTTTATAAATTATGCCAGCAAGTAAGCCTAACAAACCCGCTGTAGATAAGAAGCAGGCAATCTTTCTAAAAGATTTGCTTCTTAACAGATCAGAAACTTTCTGCATGATTCCATGGGTACATATGCACACTACACCTACTGGACAAGGTGCCCCTTGTTGTATTTCAAAATCATGTGCAGATAATCAGGGTGTAGGAAATTCTAATCGTAGCAGTCTTGCAGATTTAGTTAATTCTCCTAAAATGAAAAAGTTACGTTTAGATATGTTAAAGGGAACTAAAAATCCTGAGTGTGCAAATTGTCATAAACACGATGATCAAGGTGTACCAAGTTTCAGAACACAAAGCAACGAAGCATGGGCTGATTACTTTAACGATGTAATTGAAACAACAGATATGAATACAGGACGAATTGTAAACTTTCGTATGAGATATTTTGATATTCGTTTTAGTAATATTTGCAACTTTAAATGTCGTACATGTGGTAGTGCGTTTAGTTCAAAGTGGGAACAAGAAGATTTAGAATCACGTAAACAAACAGGTTTGCCTATGTATGCTATAGAGTTAGAAAAAGGCAACAGAGAAGAATTTATATTAGAAGTATTAAAGCAAGTTCCTAATTTTGAAGTTGCATACTTTGCAGGTGGAGAGCCATTGATCACTGATGAACATTATATGTTAATTGATGAAATGATTGCTAAAAAGAAAACAGATATACAATTAAGATATAATACAAACATATCTAACTTTAGATATAAAAAACGAGATATCTTTAAACTATGGGACCACTTTGAACAACCAGTTCAAATTTATGCATCAATTGATCATATGGGAGAAAAAGCAGAATACATTAGACACGGAACTAAATGGAAAACGATTGAAACAAATCTAAAGAAATTAAAGAAAGCAAAGAATGTTAATTTTCAGGTTAACACTGTATATAGTATATTCAATGCATTGACTATTTCACACTTTTACAAGTATATGATAGACAATCATTTTTATACGCCTGAGAGTTCTGTATGGACTCTCTACAGCATGGGATCACCAGAACATTTATCTTCACATGTATTGCCCGATGGTTATAAAGAACAAGCACTTGAGCAGTTGCATTTGACTATGAGTTACATGAAAGACTTAAATTTTAGACAAGAACAAATAAATGAAATACAACAAGTTATTCCTTGGTTAATGTCTAAAGATACTTGGAATGAAAGAGAAGTAGAATTCAAAGAAGAAATAAAAAGAATAGATGCATTAAGAGGAGAAAACTTTATAGATACATTCCCTGAATTGGCGTCATTATATAAAGTACCAGAGAGTTTGAGACCATGAGTGAACGCATTCCAATAGTAGATAAAACTCATTTATTAGAAAAAAGTAAAACCTTTTGTATGTTTCCTTGGTTGCATTTGTATTCTAGTCCTCGAGGTGAGGTGTATCCGTGCTGTACAACTAATCCAGTAGAACCTTTGGGCAGTGTTAAAACAAATACATTAAAAGAAATTTTTAACAATGATAAAACAAAGCAGTTAAGATTAAACATGCTTAATGATATTCCCAGTGAAGTATGCGAGTCTTGTTACAAAATGGAAGAAACTTCACCACACTCTTATAGAAATTTTAGTAAAAAGGTATTAGGTCATAACTTTGATGATACTGTTACAAAAACACATGCAGACGGATCGTTAGATAATTTTGAAATGAAATATATCGATATACGATTTAGTAATATTTGTAATTTTAAATGTCGTACATGTGGTAGTGAATGCAGTAGTCAAGTGGCCGCAGAAGAACGTCAATTAGGTAAACATGATTATATAGTTCTTCATGCAGATGACAAGGCTGGAAATTTATTAGATGAAGTAATAGAGCATTTAGATTATGTACAAACGATTTACTTTGCAGGTGGAGAGCCTTTAATTACAGATGAACATTATGTTTTGGTAGAAGAATTAATTAAAAAGGGCAGAACTGACGTTACTTTAAAATATAATACTAACGCAAGTAACATTAATTATAAAGGTAAAGATTTGCTAGACTTATGGAGTCGATTTAATCACGTAGATGTTGCATGTAGTATTGATCATTATGGTGAACGTGCAGAATTAATCAGACACGGCACAGATTGGGGAACAGTAGAATCTAATTTAACTACATTTAGAAATTTACCTAATGTTACGTTTAGTATTAGCACAGTATTAAGTGTTTTTAACTATTTGACTATACATGACTTTTATAATCATTTAATTGGAAAAGGATTAATTTTTGCAAAAGATACAAATCATTATTTGAGCATAACATCTAATCCTTCGTATTATGCGGCAACAACTTTGCCTAGACTAATGAAAGAAACAATGCAACCAAACATTGAAGTATTTTTTGATTTGTGGCCCGATTTTAAATTAATATGTGATCAGATTAGATATGCTATTAATTTTGCAAACAGTGCTGATACTTGGGACGATAACAAGTATGATTTTATTCGTTATAGTTGGATGAAAGATAGAATAAGAGATGAAGATTTAATTAAGGTCTTCCCTGAATTAGAACCAATGGTGATGTTAATATGAAGAATGAACGTATTCCAATCGTAGATAAAACATTCTTATTAGAAGAAAGCAAAACATTCTGCATGTTTCCTTGGTTGCATTTAAACGTGACACCTAAAGGAGATATTTATCCTTGCTGTTCTAATGATTACACTGATCCATTTGGTAACACAAAAGAAACAAGTCTTAAAGAAGCATTTAATAACGACAAAATGAAACAACTACGTTTAGATATGCTAAACGAGAAAAAGAATAAGATATGTGATTTTTGTTATAAACACGAAGAAGCAGGACCACATAGTTTTAGAAATTATTCTAAAGAACATTTTGGTAAACATTTTGATGAGTTAGTACCACAGACAAAAGCAGACGGCACAGTTGATGACTTTAGAATGCATTACTTTGATATTAGATTTTCTAATATATGTAATTTTAAATGTCGTACATGTGGCAGTGAATTTAGTTCTCAATGGGGAGCAGAAATGCGAGCCAACCATGATCCTGAACACCCTATTTTAATACATGCAGACGATCAAACAGGAACAGTACTAGAAGAAGTAATAGAACAAATCGACAACATTGACTTATGTTATTTTGCAGGTGGAGAGCCACTAATTACTGACGAACATTATGTTATGTTAGAAGAATTTATTAGACGTGGTAAAAAACCTGTACTAAGGTACAATACTAACGCAAGTAACATTAAATATAAGAAGCATGATATATTAGAACTTTGGAAACATTTTGACAAGATTGAACTAAGTTGTTCAGTTGATCACTTTGGTGAACGTGCGGAATGGTTACGTCATGGAACTGATTGGGGTGTAGTAGAAAATAACTTGCTAACATTCAGGGACTTAGACTATGTAACATTTCAAATGAATACAGTCTTTTCATTGTTTAACTATCCAATGATTGGAGAGTTTTATCAATATCTTAAAGATAAGAATATTGTAAGAGAGGAAGACTGGTATCATAGTTTATATCTTGCTGTGCATCCTAGTTACTATAGTGCTAAGAGTTTACCTACTGCAATGAAGGCACCGGCGGCAGAGAATGCTTTAAAGTTTGCTGATAAGTTTGAAGGTGACAAAACAAGTTTATCACGTTTAATTAGAGATGCAGTTAATTTTGCTAATGAAGATAATACATGGCAAGATAACAAAAAGATTATGATGCAACACACTGCATCCATAGATAAAATAAGAGATGAAGATTTTTGGAGTGTGTTTCCAGAACTCAATGGTTTACGAGATTTAGAAGAATGAAAAAGAAATTAAAATTTATAGGAGATATGACTATATTACTTGCGATTGCGGCTATGATTATATTAGCACCGAATGCATCAGCAGAAACAAAAGCAAAAGTGGGCGGAACATTTGTTAATATTGACGAGTCTATTGTATTTACCGGGTCGTTTGATCACAACTGGGAAAATGAAATATGGCAAGGAGTATTTGATGCAGATTATGCCTACAAATCAGAAGATGATGAAGAAACAATTAACAAGTTTAGAACCGGTGGTAAAGCAATTAGAACTATAACTGATAAACATTATGTAATAGGATCTGCTAGTTATGACTATGATGAATTTAGAGATAATAACGACAGAATTGTAATAGGTATGGGACATGGATATAAAATTTTAAGAACGGAAAGGCAAAAGTCATCTATAGAAAATTCAATTGCATATCTTAATTCAAATGGAATTAGTGAACCTATTGTACGTTCATCACTTTGGTATGAATTTAATTTAAACAACAAAGTTACATTTGTAAACAAGTTATTATGGGAGTCAGGTGAAGATGATTTTATTAGAAATGAAACATCATTTGATTACAGTTTAACAGACAAAGTAACAGTGGGTCTAAAAAATGTTTATACAAAAGATCCAATAGAAAGAAGTATTTTTAATATAACTTTGGGAGTAAAGTTTTAATATGGAAAAGATCGTAGTAAAGAACCTAGTCGAAAACGGTAAACATTTCTGTGTTTTACCCTGGGTACATTTTCATGCATGGCCAGACAAACGTGTAATGCCCTGTTGTGTTGCAGACAGTGAGTTGCCTACAGCAGAACTCAGAGACGATGAATCAATTATACAAATGATGAACTCTGAAAAGTATAATGAGTTACGTGCTAAGATGATGCGTGATGAGCCCGTTGCAGAATGTAAACGTTGCTACGATTTAGAATTAATGGGCGAGTGGACTATGAGACAGTCGCACAACAAACGTAAGGGACTTGATTATGTCGATTACATAGCAGACGTTACTAACGATGATGGCTCACTGAAAGAGTTTCAGATGAAGTATATGGATATTCGTTTTAGTAATATATGTAATATGAAATGTAGATCATGTGGTCCTTCATGCTCATCACTATGGTCACAAGAGTTTTTAAATGAACGAGGACAAGAAGTATTCGATGAGTATTTCCCTAAAAACAATGGTAAAATTGTTATCAGTAACAATGATGAAATGACATTGATGTCAAAACTCAAGCCTTACTTAGACGATGTTACAGAAGTTTATTTTGCTGGTGGAGAAATCGTTATTACTCCAGAGCATTATGAGTGTTTAGATTATTGGATTGAAAATGATCTAACAGATCAAGTAGAATTAACCTATACGACAAACTTTTCAACACTTAATTATAAGAAAAATGTTGACTTGATTGCGTATTGGAAAAAGTTTCCGCAATTGAAGATTTGGGCGAGTTTAGATGCACATGGCGAAGTCGCAGAGTGTATTCGTTCAGGCACCGATTGGGAAAAAATTGTCAGGAATATCAGAGAGGTCAAAGAGCAGGTTCCACATGCTCAATTTCAAATAACTCCCACGATATCCATTTGGAACATCTTTGATTTTCCTGACTTCTGGGATTACATGGTTGACAATGGCTTTATTGATGTTGAATATTCTTCACCAAGATTCAACCTTGCAACTAACCCGTGGTATGCTAACGTAATGATCTTACCACAAAGTGTTAAACGTAGACTAGCAGAACTATATCGTGTATATCAGGAGAAACATAAAGACAATGTAGACATTTACAATGGCTTTAAAATGATCATCTACAACTTGACAGTTGGCGATGAAAACAAAGATGGAATACTAGAGTTCAAAAAATTTAATGATGAACTTGATCAATACAGGGACGAAAAGTTTGAAGATATCGTACCTGAAATTAAGGAAGTATACGAGTGGGCAGAGAGTTAAGAGAAGTATTTGCACCTGAGCCATACTTAGCAATAACATGGCAGGTAAATAACTTTTGCAATTTCAGTTGTAGTTATTGTAATCCAGGAAACTGGGCCGGTGATAATCCTAACAACGGAAACTTAGACGTTTACATTAATAACTTAGATGAAATAGTAAAACGTTATAAAAAAGCAGGGTACAAAAACTTTAAATTCTTTTTCTCTGGTGGAGAGCCAACAGCATGGCGAAACTTTATTCCTATCTGTGAATGGTTATATGAAAATTTACCACATGCTACTTTAGCAGTGAATACAAATTTATCAAGACCTTTAGCATGGTGGAAAAAACATGCATATTTGTTCGATGATATTGTTGCAAGTTTTCATGTAGAGCAATGTAATAAAGATAGATATGAAGAAAACTCTGTATGGTTATGTGAAAATGTTAATTACTTAAGTACAAAAATATTATTACATGAAGAAAGATTTTGGGAATGTGTAGATTTTGCAGAACATTTAAAAACAGTAATGCCTAATTATTTTATTGAATGGACTCCTCTATATGATGAATTATCACACGTTACAGGGCCGTGGAAGTATAAAGATCCTAAGCATGTAAAATTTATCGAAGAACATAATATAGAAACACATCAAAGTGTACCGAAACCAAACAAAAGAACTGAAATGACTGTATCATATAATCGTTATGATGACGGTACAGAGCAAGTATGTAATGCAAATGATATTATAGTAAATAGTCAAAACTTCTTCAGCGGTTGGAAATGCAATGTAGGAGATTGTATTTTTATTAATCCTGTCGGCACAATGAGTTTAGCAAGTTGCGGCATGGGCGGAGATGTAGGGCATATACTAGAAGACATTAAAAATATAGGTCCGAAAGAAATTACATGCTACAAAGAAATGTGTATGTGTGGTACAGATATAATCATACCTAAACAATGGACAGGAGAAACCGTTAAAAATGAACGAAAAATTCCGATCAGTCATATCGCATAGCCAAGACGACAAAGTAAAAGTTGTCTATAGTTGGTTCGGTCCTAAAGGTCCTGTATGGAATACTGAACTACCAAACATTCTAACTATGTCTGCTGAAGCAGAAGGCACAAATCCAAACATGTTATCACGCCATTTTTGGTCTGATGATGTGTGGGGTAAGCAATTTTCTAAAGCAAAAGATAAATTTGAGTTAACACCTACTATAGGCATCGAATCAGATTCTATGACTCCGTTTATTTATCCTTTCTCTATGACATGGAGAGTACCTTTTGCATCATATTTTATTAAAGATTCAGGTGTATTAGAATTTTCGCACATGCCCCCGTGGCTAATACATATGGTTTCTGTAAGAAACGGTTATATATTAATCGATCATAGTGTAGAAGCATTTATGTCAGATATAGAACTACATGCAATGTTTTCATACTTTCACAGTGGACATAAAATACCTATGTATAAAATTATATACTTGACAGGTACTGTAAATGCGACAACTGTTTATGAAAAATTTTGTAAAAAACATCGAATAGACGATGATAGAGTACATAGAATGCATGTTATTCCGTATGCGTCATCACGTGAAATTTTTCATAGTTTTTATAATGAAATGAAAAGAGACAATCCAACACATCACGGTGAAGATATATCACAGTTTAGAGAAGCACCCTATGACGACTCATATGTTCCTGATAAATTATTTTTGACTTGGAACAGACGTTTTAGAAAACATAGAACTAGTTTAGCATTGATATTAGAAAAGAACAATTTAATTGAACGATCACTTATGAGTTTTGCTAAAGTAGACGGCGAAGGTGCACATCATACAGTATACGAAGAAATAGAAAATCAACGTAATGGTAACTCTATACGGTTATATGATTGCCTTGACCTGGATATATCAGAAGAAGTAGCACAAAGATTTATTAAACGTTGTCCATTAGAAATTGATGGAGAAAAAGATATTAATAAAATGTGCGAAGACTATGGGTATACAAAGACTTATTATCAACAATCATTGGTATCTTTGATTACAGAAACAAACTTTAATACAGAAGAATGTACGTTAACAGAAAAATCATTTAAGCCTATGTATAATAAACATCCATTTATTATTGTAGGTGTTCCGGGTGCATTGCAAGGTTTGAGAGATTTAGGTTTTCAAACGTTTAGTGAATTTTGGAACGAAGAATATGATACAATTGAAGAACCAAGTAAACGTTTCATTGCTATAGAAAAAGTAATACAAGAAATTGCATCTTGGACACCAGATCAAATTTTAGATTTTAAACGTAGAGTCAAACCTATTATAGAACATAATTATCATATGTTTAAAGACCCCGGATCTTTAGCGGTAGTAAATAACATATATGAACACATAACTAATAATTTTAACCAAGACTACACCCATTGGTGTAAGATGAACGGGAGATGTCATTTTGAATAAAACAATTTTAGTATGCGGTGCTGGAGGATTTATCGGTACGCATTTAGTCAACGATTTAAAAGCACAAGGTCACACAGTCATAGGTGTTGATCTTAAGTATCCTTTATATGAAGATACTAGATGTAATGAATTTTATAAACAAGATTTGCGTGATCCGTCTTTTGTGGATTTAATTTTTGAATCACATGATTTTGATGAAGTATACCAATTAGCCGCAGATATGGGAGGGGCAGGTTATATATTTGTAGGAGAAAATGATGCAGATATCATGCACAACTCTGCTACGATTAATCTTAATGTGTTAGAATCTGCTCGTAGAAAAGGAGTAGAAAAAATCTTTTATAGTTCAAGTGCATGTATGTACCCTGAACACAATCAACTAGACCCTGACAATCCAGACTTAGCAGAACATACAGCATACCCTGCAAATCCAGATTCTGATTACGGTTGGGAAAAATTATTTTCAGAAAGGCTTTACTTAGCCTACGGAAGATGTTATAATATGAATGTAAAGATTGCAAGATTTCACAACATCTTTGGCCCTCAAGGTTCTTGGAACAACGGAAAAGAAAAGGCGCCGGCAGCCTTATGTCGAAAAGTTGCTATGGCTGAAAACGATGGAGTCATTGAAGTATGGGGACCGGGCAATCAAACACGTTCATTCTTATTCATTGACGAATGTGTTGAAGGTATACAACGCATCATGGAAAGTGACCTCACAGAGCCTGTGAACTTGGGTAGCACACGTAAAATATCTATCAATGAATTAGTACACCTTATCGCAGAGATATCAAACAAAAGAGTTACAATTAAAAATATCGATGGACCCCGAGGTGTTATGGGTCGTACATCTGATAATACATTAATAAAAGAAAAGATTGACTGGGCACCAGATGAAGATTTAGAAACAGGTATCGAAAAAACTTACAACTGGATTTGTGGACAGATCGAATCCGGTGTCGAAGATGTCTAAATGGTGTTTATTAGACAATAATAAAACTTCATTAGTTGACATTCAAGGTAATCCATATACTGAGTGGCAAAGAAGGCAACAAATTAAAGATGATCTTAATAAGATAATTGAGCAACATGATCCTGCAGGATTTATTATAGCCAGTGGCAGTGAAGCAGATATTAAATGTATATATGGTCTTGCAATATCTGAATTAGAAGAATGGTGCAATAAAACAGGAAGAAAAATCTATGCATTTACATCATGTAAACAATATGAATATGATTATCCTAATTATGTAATACCAATAGTATGTTCAACTTATGACATAATTAACTATCACACCATTCTTTCTTATTTTTGTCCCCTACAAGAAGATGAAACTCTAACACCGATTGGTGATGACTACGCACCTGATCTTTTATTTACATGTTATAATAATAGACCGGATTATTATAGAAGTTATACTGTTAATAAATTATTCGGTGAAAATCTACAAGATTTAGGTATAATTACATATCGTAAATTTACAGTTGAATATCCAAAAGATTCGGATTGGCAGCCAGAATATTGGCAAGAAATCGGAAATGTGCCTTATCTTATGCCTTTAAAAGACCCACATCCAAAAGAACATGATTTTTCATTAAACTCTAATTGGAATTTTCGACCAAACTCATTGCCCTATAGTTATTACAGAGGTGTTATTGATATTGTAACAGAAAGTATAATAGAAGAAGGTGAATTTTATTTGTCAGAAAAAACATGTAAACCTTTGTTCGCACACAAACCATTTTTAGTTGTTGGCGCCCCTGGTTATCATCGATGGTTAGAAGAAGAAAAAGGTATAGAACTTTACGATGAAATATTTGATTATGGTTTTGATGATTGGCCTGATTATAAACAACGCATCAATGCTATAGTAAATAACATAAAACGTTTGTCAGAAATATATAAATCACCTGAAGATTATAAACAATTGTGGGAAAGTGTAAAAGCAAAAACACAACGTAATCTTTTTAGATATATGGCAACTGTGCGTAGCGGCGCAACTACAGAATCTATTATGCATCATATTGGAATAAATTCACCTGATCCTTTGGCTTACAAATTAGAATGTTTAAATGACGTTTTAACTCCTGATCATATGCAAAATACAGGTAGTGAACTTCATTGGGTGTTAGAATTTTTTAGAGAAGTAGTTGTGCCCTATAGAAATGAATCATCTTATATTGGTAGTGATTTATGGGACCGTTATCAAACTCACTTTTCTGTTGACGAAGGTTTAGAACAGATATGGGGAAGTAATTTAAAAGGTTTACGAGAACCCGTCGTAGAATAAATAGATGTTAGAACACATAAATGAATGGAGAATATTATGAGTTTTTGGAAAAAGGTAAAAGCATTCTTTACTCTTGGTCCGGCGCCAGTTGACGATGGCGGAGACTGGGTAGTTGTTAGAAACAGAGATGCGAAGGGTAAATTTAAAGGTGATGATAAGTCAACTCCCAATGTTGATGAAGCATACGTAAAAGTTAAGAAAAGTGCTAAAGGTAAGTTTAAAGATACAGATCCTAAAACACCCGGCGTGCAAAACTCTTCGGCTAAGAAAACTGTTGCTAAAAAGAAAAAAGCGCCTCGTAAAACTGCTAAAAAGTGAAGTACTAGTGCATGAAACAAAAGTATATAATTGGCTTGGGTTGTAGTTGGACTCAGGGAGAAGGTGGATATCCACAAGAAGTTGTAGATGAGCATAATGGTTACACGCAACTTAGACCCGGACAAGAAGGACAACCCGACACGGATTATTACTTACGTGAACATGAATTAGAAAACAGTTGGGTCAATCAACTAACAAAATATCATTTTCCTGAGTACAAGTCTGTAAACTTAGGAATCAAAGGTATTGGCAATACAGCCGCAGTTAATCAATTACACTTTGCTAATAATTATGATTTTACTAACGCCGAAGGTATTGTAATTTTGATGCTGACTGGATTTGAAAGATTTGATGTCTTTCAAACAAGACCATTAGATCATTGGGGATTCAATGAACCGGACGGTTACAACAAAGGACACTTTAGACATGAGAAATGGCGTACTGCTTGGCCACTAGAAACACAACACGGAGATTATCACTTTTGGAATTGTTATGCACGTGAATTGTGGAGCGAACAGTTTGTAGCATGTATGACAATGACAGCATTATTGAATTTGCAAACATGGGCTAAAGCACATAACTTTCAAATTGTTTTAGCCAACTCATTTAATCAACGCATGAGTATACATGACAATACATTTGAAGGAGTACTTAATTGGCTAGTAGAATATGCAGGCCCTCTAGTATCACAGTTTGATTGGTCGTGTTATATACATAATGATAAGGATGTTAATTATGGTGCGTTTATGGAAAAGTTAGTAGACTTAGATGGCTTGATACCTAAGCCGGCAAGTGAGCATTGGGGAGGATTTAATGAAATATATAATCCAAGAAACTTAAGTACGCATTCAGAGTATCTTACTAATGATGACGGAGCACATCCTACTATTAAAGGTTACAGAGTTATTGCTGACGAGTTAGCAAAATTTATTAACAAACGAGGTTACATTGAAAAAAGTCAGTTTTGTAAACCCTAACTTTCAACAAGGACCCAAAGAGTATAATGCATATTATTTGCCATACTCTCCGGGGATTGTTTGGAGTTATGTGAATCAATTTGATTCTATCAACCAGCATTATGAGTTGGGTGAGTTTATATGGCGCAGAGATCCGATTGAAGAAGCAATTGAAACATTAGCAGATAGTGATATCGTAGGATTTTCAACATACATTTGGAATCGTGCATACAATCACGTCCTCGGTAGAGAACTAAAATTATCAAATCCTGATATCTTTATTTTTGCAGGCGGCCCTGAACCCCCAGTTACTGATCCTGATTTTTTTGAAAAGTTTCCTTATATAGATGTTGTCGTAGTACAAGAAGGGGAACGATCAGCAAAAGCAATATTAGAAGAATTAAAAAATGACAAGCCAGACTTTACACATATACCTGGATTGCTTATTAACGTAGACGGTAAAACTGTTAAAACAGGAGAACCAGAACGTATAGAAGATTTAGATGAAATCCCAAGTCCATATTTAACAGATGTATTCAAACCTCTTATGGAGAAACATCCAGAAGTTAGATGGAACGTGACACTTGAAACAAATAGAGGTTGCCCATATCAATGTACATTTTGTGATTGGGGAAGTTTAACGTATAACAAAGTTAAAAAGTTTTGTTTAAAAAGAGTATATGATGAACTTGAATGGGTAGGTAAAAACGGGTGCGATTTTATTTCACTAGCAGATGCAAATTTTGGTATGTTCCCTGAACGTGATATGAATATTGCAGATAAACTTATTGCAGTACAAAAAGAATACGACAATCCTAAAGCATATACAATTGCTTGGGCAAAGAATCAGAAACAAGAAGTAGTTGACATTGTAAAGAAACTGATTTATGAGGGAGGCTCTAAGATGGGTCTGAACTTATCAGTGCAATCAATGGACGACGGTGTACTTGATATCATCAAACGTAAAAACTTAGAACAACATAAAATAGAACAAGTATTTGACTTATGTGAAGAACATAATATACCTCTTTACACAGAACTTATCTTAGGCCTCCCCGGAGAGACTCTGAGGTCATGGAAAAACAACTTCTATTCATTATACAGAGCGGGAAATCATACAGGTATTACTATCTATCAAGCACAGTTGCTTGAAAATGCTGAAATGAATCTAACACAAAAGAAAATGTTTAAGTTAGAAGGTAGAGTTGTGTATGATTATCTAGTTGGAACTTACAATGAACATGAAGTAAAAGAAGGCATCGAAGTTATTACTTCAACAAGAGATTTGCCTAGAGACCAAATGATTGAGGCACAACTTTTTAGTTGGTTTATGAATACATTCCATATCAATGGCATGACAAATTATATTAGTAGAGTCTTAGAAAAGAAACACGGTATACAATACGAAGATTTTTATGATAACTTATTAGAATTTATCAAACAAGACCCATGGATAAATGATGAAATGAATCGTATTAGAGAACATTATTTTAACTGGACTGAAAATGGTAAAATAGACCACGAACCAATACAAGGTATGGAAATACACGGTTGGAATCTTATTCATAGTACAGTTATTAATCTACAAGGAGAAGGTAAACACACACAAGTATTTGACATGATCGAAAAGTTTGTTAAAGAAAGATATGGTGATTTATTATCACATGAATTATTCCAAGACTTGATGTTGTTTCAACGTAAGTTCTTAATCAACTTTGAAGATAAAGCAGATTACCCAATGAACATTCAATTTGAACATGACATATCTGGCTACTTACAAGATCAATGTGAGTTAGAAACTCCGGCAGAGTATGAGTTTGACTTCCCAGAAGATAAAGAACAATCATTAGAAAGATTCTGTGAACAAATCTTTTTTGCAAGGCGCAGAAACTTTGGTAAAGCATGGCTAACTAAACTATGATTACAAAAAGAATATATCTGATAGGTTTGTCAACAGAAATAGCAAACATGCTAGAATATGATGATGACGTAATGAACGATCATCAAACTGTGTCAGAGTTAAACAGAGACATAGTTGAATCTGCGGACAAAACACTTATTATTTGTAGTGATGATTTTGATTCTATTCCTGAAGATTTGCGAGAAGACAGTGTTTTTATTTTAGCACACACTATAGACAAACCTGACTTTAATCCATTAGTTGTATTTGAGTTCAATACTGACTTTTATGACAAAGGTGGATTCTTATATGCACAATCATACTTTGAAGATATGTTCGGTATACTATTAAAATCAGAAGCAGAAGCATTATATGAAAACTCTATTCGTTAATGGTTGCAGTTGGACATATGGTGGCGGATTAGATCGACCTAGCAAAGAAAATCAATTTAATCTTCCTCATGAACCAGGCACTAAAGAACACCTAGATTATTTACATGATAACATTGTTTGGTCTGCTCATGTAAAAAAACTAATGAACTTTGATAGATGCGTAAATCTTGCTGAAGGTTGCGGAAGTAATCAACGCATATGTAGAACTACATTTGACTGGGTCAATCAACAAGACGAAGAAACTTTAAAAAATACTACAGTTATCATTCAATGGTCATGTGAAGACAGATATGAATATTACGTTCCTACAGTAGAAGAACGAGAAGACTTTCAAAAAAGATATCAAGTGTCACCTATGCGGCGTGAAGATATTAATAAAAAACAAGTTATAAATGATAACAACTATGATGTTTTACATAATTTAGACCGATGGGCAAAAGTAAATCCGCATAGTATTATATCTTTTACTGAAGATCATAATGACCCTCATGTTATTAAGCAGGCACAAAGCAGATATCAAACTTACACTGACCAAGAAGGCATGTATACTTGGTTATTTCATATGGGATTTTTGTATGATTTTTTAACTAGCAAAGGAATTGAATGTTATTATTGGTATTTTAATCAATATGTTACTGCAATGCCACAAGAAATACAAGACTACATATATGATCGTTTTCCAATGTTAGAAGATAATCCAGATCAAACTAGATGTCATCGATACGACTATGAACGTATAGGCGGCGATCCCCATGATTCTCACCCATCGCCAAGAGGACATGAACAATTAGGACAATATATTGTTGATGATATTGCAAAAAAGAAAACTATTTTACGCACTCCTTAACTACTAAGTATTATTACATACTAATCATTCAAAATTAAGGAGGAACCCCAACGATGAGTTCAAAAGAATCACTACGCAATCGACTAGCAACATTAATGGACAGACACAGAGCATTAGATAAACAAGTTTCAGACGATTACAAAAACCGAGTTGATGATTCCATCATTCAAAAAGAAAAATTCGATAAATTACATCTTAAACGAGAAATAGAAAAACTACAAAAAGAATTGGGAATGTTAGATAAACAAGCCTAAGGGCGTACCCAAGTACCATTACGATAGATAACAACATCGCCATAAGAATTTAAAGAGGCTTCTCCCTCAGAAGGATGCTGTGGTTCTTTTACACGATTTTTAGTAATACCTGTAACTTGCATAATATATCTATCTTCATCGCCTAAATTAGCGGCCATATGTTCAGTGTTTTGTTCCCATCCAAAATATGATCCTGCAGGCCCTGTACACACTTCATCTTCTATCCACAATTGATGGCCTTTCTTTTGATCATGTAAGAACACAATCACACGTTCAATTGGTTGATTATCACTGATATTGTTTCGTTGTTTGTATGACATGAATCTGTCAGTATGAAATGGTAAAATTTTACCTACTTCTAGTTTGTTAATTGCAATGACAATTTTGTCTAAGAAATCAAATTGTTCTACTACTTTATGAAAGACTTCGGGCAAGTCTTCAAAGCACATAGAAACACCTACATCATACCCTTTAGTTTCTACAGTTGCATTAAATTTTTCTTCATGTACGTCATTTGTAAACCAAGGAAGATTCATATAATCTTCTTCAGTCCATGTAACTTCTATTTTGCCTTTAATCATCTTCACGTATTAAGTCGTTAGTTACACAATGAAAGCATCCGCCCAATGTAATTGCATGCCTCATAGGTAACATAGCACACTCAATGCCGTGTTTTTCTAATTCTTTTCTGAGAGGTTCTTGTCTTTCTTCTAGTGCAACTAAATTTGAATTAACTGAGAACAAGTTCATACTTACCCAGTTTGATGAATTACGATAATTTTCATAGTGTCCAATTGGTACAGGATCTGGACACATTATGTAATCCCAATGTCTAAATGGTTCTGGTAATTGATTAACGTCTTTGACTCTGCTTGGATTGAGTAGCATTAAACCGTCTCTGAGAAAGCACACAGTCGAGTCTAAGTGCATATAACTGTAGATGCCCTCTACAGTATGTACTTTGCCATCAACAATACTTTGTAATAAACTTGCTCCTGATTTATTACCTGAATTAGAAACTAAGTATAATAAATCATCGTTAGCACGTAATACATTTGCGGCATCAAATGCCGGCTCTGCCTCTGTTAATGCTAATACGTCTGGGTCGCCCAAGCATTCTGTGTTGTAAAGATCATCACTGCGTATAATATCATATGGATGTACGTTTTCTAAATGACGTTCATATGCTTGGTACTCATTACGTCTGGCTCTCAGAGGCATAGGAGTAGCAATAGCCTTATCTTTATAAACAATAACGGAATCCCGCGGACAATAGTTGTAGTAATTACACTCCGTGATGTCGGGCCTAACTACTTCCGCGCCTTCGTTTCTCAAAAAGTCAGCAAATGTTTCTAAATCTTCATTTGCTTCATCAACGACTATTTGGGGGTACTTCCCTGTAGGAATGTCTAGTTCATCTTTAACGTCAGCATAATTGATGTGTCGAAGGCTGGTGTCAACTTCTGGTATACGTGCATTATCTGCAATACCAACGACTACCTTCTTTAATTTACCCCATTCATTTTTGCTGTACATAAGTTTAACTACTCCTATGTTAATATTTAGTATAAAAAAGGGCAGTCGTAAAAATATTGCAAGTGTGAAATTTTGTTAAATATACATGTACCGGGAGTAAACAAGTAACGTATGGATTTTACACTACAGTCATTAGCAAGAAAAAATGAACCAAAACCCAAACCACCGTCAGATGTGGGAGATGCAAGACACCATGATATGATGATGGCTATTTCTGAATATGCTAAGCCAGTACAACAAAAGAATTTAACACCAGTTTACGTAGACTATAAAACACGTGAAACTACTATGGTGTTGGTATTGTGCCCTGAGTGGTCTCCGTATATGCCTCCATTTTCACTAGCAAGATTATCCGGCATTGCAAAAGCCGCAGGATATGAAACAACTATTATAGACTTGAACGCAATGGCGTATCAGGAATATAGAAAAGATTGGCAGCCAAACGAGAAACTTCCGTTCAGACTTTGGGATCCATCGTCCTCTTGGCATTGGCTGCCTCCTACTTACACTACTGACATTCATCCTATACTTAAACCATTGCTTGATGAACAGATAGAAAGAATATTAAAAATGAAACCTAATGTTGTAGGCTTTTCATTGTATTATATCTCAGAAGAACCTAGTAAGTATATGATGCAAGAAATTAAGAAACGTGATCCTAGCATAAAAATTTCAGTAGGTGGACCAAACGTACATAAAAGTTGGTTTGCTGTTGAAGACTATTATGACTACGTTGTCATTGGAGAAGGTGAAAAGAATCTTTTAGTCATGCTAGAAGAAATCGAAGAAGGCATTGAACATGACGGACCCAAGATATTAGATCAAGCAGAAAGTGAAAGAATTAATATTAACAACTTACCTATGCCAGACTACGAATCAATTGACTTTAGTTTGTATGATGTGCCTAACGGCGTAAACTCTGAATTCAGTCGAGGTTGTACTGCTAAGTGTACGTTCTGTGAAGAAACTCACTTTTGGAGATATCGTCAAAGACAAGCAGTAGATTTGATTGACGAAATCGAATGGTTATATTATAATAAAGGTACAGATGTTATTTGGTTTATTGATTCGTTAATCAATGGCAACATTAAAGAACTACGTGCCTTTGCACTTGCATGTAAAGCAAAAAAATTAAAAGTCAAATGGACTGGTTATGCTCGGTGTGATAAACGTATGGACTTAGAATATCTACAAGACTTAGCAGACGGCGGTTGCATTATGTTTAACTTTGGTTGTGAATCAGGCTCACAAAAAGTATTAGATGATATGCATAAAGGCGTAACTGTCGAAGCAATGGAACAAAACTTTATCGACTGTAAAAAGGTAGGTATATGGGGAGCAACAAATTGGATCGTAGCATTCCCTACAGAAGACTACCAAGACTATTCAGACACTATGACATTTATGTGGCGTAACAGAAACAACAATATTAACAACATGGGACTAGGTGTTGGTTATGGTTTGGGTCCCGAAACAATCGTAGGACAAAATCCACATGCATACAATGTGTCATGGCACAAATATCAAGGTCATTGGATATCAAATGACTTTAAGATGGGCGGCACACATGTAATGATGAGAGTTAAACTTATTCATATGTGGCTAGACTTTTTTCAAAATTGCACCGAAGTTCCTATTACATATCCTATTAGAGATGCGTTAAAGAAAGAACATTATCATATTGTATTAGATGATGAAGAATTTCAAGGGACATTAGAATATGAAGAAGACTTTGATTATCACATTATTAAAGAAGATATAAGAGATAAGAACGGTAATTATAATGTTTTTGCTAATCATCTTGTTAATGAGATTTGGCCTTTCTTAAGAAATCTTTGGAGAGCAAGAGGTGGTTATACAGCAAACATTAGATTTAATCCAGAAATTGATTTAAAAGAGTTTGGTACTCAGTATGGACCGGGTATGTTTAATGCTGAATACAATTTTAAAATTGATCATGCTGGTCAATGGACAGCAGATTTTAAAATGAAATTTGACCAAGTTGATAATCCATATGATGACAGAGAACCGCCCCCGGAAGGCAGAAAGGGTCCGTTCTATGCACAAGACTATTCACGTATACAAGCCAACACTGCTAAACGTGCAAGAAAATTAGCAAAAGCAGAATGGGACGTAAATGAAGGTAGGTCAGGACAAGACTTCACTGACTTGCTACGTGAAGAAGAAGAATTAAATGCAAGTATCGACTTTTCATTTGAATTAGATTGGCAAGGAACAGGAGACTGGGAAGATTTAGATCGGTATAAAGTCACATTAGCAGAAAAAGCAGAAAGACGAGATTCATCTAAAGATTTAGACTTGCCGCAAAAAGCAGAAATGGAACAAGCAATAACACTAGATTCTATTCTTAAAAAGAAACCGCAACAAGGCAGACCAAAACTTGACCCTAAATTATTACCATGAAGATGAATCCAATATTACAATTAGAAGAAAGAGTATCAAATTATTTCGGTGCACCCTATGCAGTCGCAGTTGATTGTTGCACACATGGTATTGAGTTAGCATTAAGATTAATAGATGAAGGTGATCGTGGAATAAAATATCAAGTTACTTGTCCTAATTGGACATACTTGTCTATACCTATGACGTTTGAAAAGTTAGGTTATGATTGGTATTTTACTTCAGAAAAATGGCAAGAATTCTATCAGATAGGCAACACTAATGTATTTGATGCCGCAACGATGTGGAGACAGAACTCATACATACCATCAACTATTATGTGTGTAAGTTTTCAACTTAAAAAACATTTAAGTGTTGGTAAAGGCGGTATGATACTTTTAGATAATGCTGATGATGCAGAAATTTTAAGACAGATAAGGTATGACGGTAGACCAGAATTAGAAACTGCATGGGCAGACCAAGAAATTACAAGATTTGGATATCACTATCATATGACATTTGAAACAGCACAGTTAGGCTTAGATAAATTAGACGATGCAATTGCACGTGTACCTAAACTATGGTCATACAAAGACTATCCTGATTTATCAACATACGAAATCTTTAATAAAGGGGTACAACATTAACACTGAAACTGAAAGAGGTCACTTTGGAGTAACTTGGCAAAAAGAACACAGGTTTTTGCCTTATACTCGTCCTACATTGTCAACTGAAAGAGTATCATTGTATCACAAAGAAGGATACTTAACAAATACTGCAATTAATTTTACAGTAGAAGAATACAATGAACCAACTATACCTGCATGGGCAAATGATATAGAAAGAGTATTTGGGCTATTTAATCAAGGTCTTAAATTTATTCGTTTAAGTCAGTATGATGTTATTCCCCCGCATGTCCCTACAATCACTGATTATTGTATAGAAAACAAAGCAGATCCTGATGATGTAATGATCGGTTATTTAATGTTAGAAGACTGGCAACCAGGGCATCTATTAGAAATAGGTGGCATACCTCACACTAATTGGAAGAAAGGAGACTGGTTTAAGTTTTGGGCTGATACAAAAGTATCATATGCAAACGTAGGTAAAAAGAAAATGTATATGGTGCAGTTAGTAGGTAAAGAATCTTACGTTGGACAACTAGAACATTTATTTCCTATTAACGTACCTAATAAACACGAAAAGCCAGAACTGTCGCATCCGTTTGTACAGACATCAATCTTGCCTTTAATCAACCCGCAAAACGATCAACAACAATTTCACATGATATACATGCACAATGGATATATTAAAGAACTTGATGAGATTGAACACGATCAACAAGGTGTAGATGAAATTAATAGATGGGGATTGACTATATGGTTGTTTGAACCTATGTGTTCATATTATGAAGGAGAAGAGTTTACACAAGGTTTTTACAGTGAATTCCCTCATCCTGAAGACAATAACAGAATGCGTTCCAAAGAATTAGATTCTATTCAACGATACCAGCATCGTAACGGTATAAAGCCGTGGATGATTACTGTAAACACAGGCGAGTATGGAATTAAAGAAGCATATCCACACTATGCTAATACATTAAATTTAGAATGTAAAGACCTATATCTTATGTCACAACGTCCTATTGTAGGACTCAATGCACTAATTAAAGAAGATTTTCATAAGCACAAGTTCAATAAACATTTTATTTCACTGAACTGGAGATTTACAAAACATCGTCAAATAATAGCAAACTTTTTAGCAGGAGAAAATGGTTATTTAAGTTGGTACTTTAGTGATTCATTGGATGTTGTAAAAGACAATTTATATTTTGATATCGATCAATGGATGACAACATCACCTGAAGTTTATCAACAGTTAGCAGATAATAATTTAGTATGTAAAGAGAATGCACCTTATACTGTAGACAAACCAAGTGATATAGGAATCGATTCACAAGAAGCAATTTGGCCTAAAGTTGCAGAATACAAAGACGGACAAACACCATCATTATATAATACAAAAGAAACAATGTTAGCAAACTTTTATAGAGATGTGTTTGTAGATATTGTAACAGAAACTAGATTTGCACAGTCTTGTGCGAACTATAGTGAAAAAGTATTACAACCAATACAATATATGAAACCATTTATATTATTAGCACCACCGCATACATTAAAGTATATTAAAGAGTCTGGTTATCAAACGTTTGATCAGTTTTGGGACGAAAGTTATGATGAAACTGAAGATCATGGCGAACGTTTAAGAAAAATATTAGAGTTGATTAAATCAATTTTAGATAAACCTCTGTCAGAACTACATGATATGTA